TGTTATTCATATTAGTATTGTTATTGGTTCTCTTTTGGGTCATTACTCCGGCTTAACGAGGAGCCTTAGCGACCCTTCCGAGCATTGATGTTGTCAATACTAGTAATAGTCTCGATACTATTGATACTATTGATACTATTTGTTGGTGTTGTTGTATGAGCTTCTTCCTATTGTCTACGACAATAGTCATCGTTGTTCAGGTAACCTAAAATACTGTACTATCGTACGTATTTTATCTAAGGTACGCACGCACGTAAATAACCAGATTCGTATATATATATATAATATATATATACTCTCTTCTAAAGAACGCGCGCACGTGTTAGAGTTAGTATTATTTATCGTACTTAGACATCTGACTAACTAGTTTACTTAATAATCCTTTCAGTCTTTTGTCTATCTCTAAGACTTCTCCCCTTACTTTATTAACAGTATTAATAAGAGGTTGAGTTTCTATTGTCTCACTAGTACTATTACTATAAGTGACCTTTACTAATCCCTTATCTATTAGATTTACATCTATTATATCCTTTACTTTTTCTATTTCCATATTATTTTAATTTATCAGTTGGTTAGCTTCGCTTATCAGATGTTAGATTTCGCTTATCAGGTGACTAGGCTCGTCTCCGAACCCAAGTAGCTTTGCCGGATGGCTGTGCCGGACAGCGAGCATAAGTCAGTAGTATTATCGAACACATAAGTCGAGAGTATTATCGAACACGTGCCGAATGGTGTATTCTTAGTTTAGTAGGAGAGGTTTCCCTCTCCTACGTAACTGGTTAAGCAGCACCCTCTGCATCAGGCTGGTATTTAGCCAACATGTCAGCCACGAGCATTTCGTCCGCAAGGGACAAACTACGCATACTTAGTTCGTATGGGAAATACTCGTAACGGTCGTGTTCATTAACACGTTCCTCCTTAGCCATTTTACTGGCATACGGATTTACAAATATCTCACCTGCTCCAAGCACGTGTCCAAGCACGCTAATACGTGCCTTCTTGAAGATAACGTGCAGTACTGATAACGGTGCGGTCATAACCGCATTTGCGAGCATTGGCTCACCCTGTCCTTTGAGAATCGCACTAAGCTGAATACGAGTGGTAAAGATATTACGAGTTGTAGACTCGACATAAGTGCCGCTAGCAGCATCCTTAACAAACTGTGGAAGATTGCGATTAACCACAATCGTCAATGCACCAGCATAACGACTACTATTATCAATGATATTAGTAATCATCAAGCTGTCGTGATTCTCGAAATCAGGACGGTCAAGCAACAGACGAGTAACATCGTCTGCTTCCTTTCCGTGATACTCGGATAGGTGAATTATCCTAGCATCAGTAGCTTCATCAGTAGCTTCATCAGTAGCATCTGTTTCAGCGTTAGCACTTGCTGCTTCGGCAGCTTCTTTTGCAGCTTTTGCAGCTGCTTCTGCTGCTAATCTAGCAGCATCATTAACTCTTGTTCCCACGATTATAGGTATTAAATGTTATAAAATCAGTCGGCAACTGTTCAACCAATATGCATCCCGACTACACGCACAATGGCAATATGTTTAAAGTCATTTGATTTGATAGTAACTGCAATATGTTTATAGTCATTTGGTTTGATTAAGCCAATAGTTCTTTAACAACATCGTTAGCATCTAGTATAAGTACTAACACTAGTAATAGTATTAGAAAGCTATTCACATGGTTATCATACAACTTAATGTAACTTAGATGTATGAATACTGGCACACCTAGCATACTTAATGCTAAGTGTACCACTTTTAGTTTATCACTAATATTCATACGTATCTAGTGTAATAACGTGAACAAAACTTGTCGTAGGTTTCACCTGCACGACCATACATTTTCCAATCACGCTTCTGTCTTCTAATAGCAGATAGATAAGTAGCAGTAGTCATAGCTACTGCTATTGATAACAACAATAGAAATATCATAAACATAAGTATTTAATTAAACATTATAGCAATATGTTTAAGGTCATTTGGTCTTGACGGGGGTATTGGAATTGGTTTGAGAGTAGGGGGCTTGTGTGGTAGGAGGCTCGCCTCGATAAAAATATATTCATAAAAAATATATTTCTCCGGGGAGCAATACCTACAATAGAAGCTCTAAGCTCGCTACCAATAGACTATATAACACTAATACTTTTAAGTTTACTATCTCTAAATCTCTTAGTATTGTTCCTAAGTTCATTAATAGTATTTCTAATATTGATTCTTCATTTAAGTCTTCTAAGTCTCTTATTGTATATTGTTGTTAGTAGTCTAATTCTTCTTACAGAAGAACTATCCTATTTTATTAATGCCTATGATTCCTATAAGTCTTACTATTGTATTTAAGTCCTCGATTAGACTTATCTATATTATATAGTATCAATTGTATTATTGGGTATTATTGGGTATTATTGGGTTTTATTGTGTAAGTCCTTTCTCCTATTCTATCGAATAGTTCGAAGATTGAGTAACAGAGTTGTAAAAATAGAACGGTAAGAATTAGTGGATATTTTAGCTTAGTATTAGAACATATAGTAGAGTATTTACTAGTGTGAACGAGTGTGAATGGATGTGAATTATACAGAGAATACAACTCTAAATGTTTTTTAACAAGTTAGATATTGATAGTACAGATATTATTCGTATAATTGTACTATTGATGATTGGCGGTTATATTACGGTTAGTAATGCTAGTCAGCTTAATTAATGGTATTAACAATCTAATTAAAGTAATTATGTTACACTTAGAGAACAAAGCTAAAGGAGAAACTTTCCTAGTTCCTCAACACATTGGAGAAATTGATTTTAAGTATGTTTCTGACAGAGTTAAAGATATAACTCCGTTTAAGCATTTTGGTATTGTTGCTATTATTCAGACTGCCAAACTTCGTGAGATTATCAATCCTGATTTAAAGGGTACTGGTAGTACTAGATTCATATTGGTTAAGACTAACTATGCTGATGATGTTAAGGAAGAAGATAGAGCGATGCTTAATCGTTTCTTATATGTTGCTCCTTCTGATGTATTTACTGGTATAGATTGTAATCCTCGCAGTAATGAACTTACTCCTTATAATCTTGCTGAATTTATTCGTGGAGACCAAGACTTAAATCTTAGTATTGCTCGTGGTGAGATATTCCGTAAAGTTGGAAGTGGTTCAGTTATTAGTCTACTTGGTAACGATGTTACTCCGGCTACTGTTGAAAAGAAAGGTGATAATGGTAAATTGATTACTACTATTGCCGAAACAGTAGTTTGTGTTGGTTATAAGATTGTTCGTCTTTCTGATATTCAAGGACAGAATACTGTTGAAGGTCTTATTCCTAGTGGTAAACCACAAAAGTTTATAGTAGCTACTAACTTACTAAATGTATAAACTAGATGCCTTCTATTGATTTAAAAGAAAAGAAGGAACTACAACTTAATAGAGCTAATATTATTAATCTATTATGTGTTAATGCTGAAGATGCCGGAATGATTGATGACATAATTGATGATATTGAAAATCAAGTTGTCGAGAGAATTAAAGGTATGAAAAGAGTTGCAATTCCTTTTATTGGAGCTTTCGTTCCAAATGAAGTCAAGTTGGATGCTCTAAGACATCATCCTATAATGAAGACTAAAAGGAAAGAGCTTACTAAAGAAGAATATGATGAGTTTAGGAAAAATTTATTAATGTCTAGGTTTTCATTGCGTAGAACTATTAAGAGTAGAACTGTTATTATATCTAAGATGGCTAGACTTAATCGTAAGTTAGCTGAACGAAAACTTAGAGAGTTTGGTAAAGATGAAAATTCTTTTAGATTGTATATGTACTTCTTTAGTAAGATGAAACCTATTAATGATTCGGATTACTATATTAAACAAATAGACGATAAAGGTTATGATTACGAAGATTGCTCCCTTAGATTTAAGTTCTTTAATTAGTGTTGATGAACAGGGATATCCTTATGCTCCTAATGTCTATCAAATTCAAGATAGAGATGTTAGAGAATTATATCTTCGTGATACTAGTGAAGATAAACTTCAATATCTTAAAGAAGCCGGAGTTATATATTATCTAGCTGACCCTAAGTCTCCACCTAATCAAATGGGATATAGTCGTCCGGAAGCATTAGAATCTGCTAGAGTTAATTACGCTCTTCCTTCTGATTGGCAACCTGATGCTCTTATTCTTCGTCTTGTTGATAGATACCACGAAGATAAGTCAGGTGTTGCAGGCGAAGCTCTTGAAACTATTCTTAGAGCTATTCATAATAGTTCTCGTGCAGCTAACATTATTAGTGAAAGACTTACTGATAAACTTAATTCAGGTCTACAAGCAGAAGATGCTTTACCTGTTATTGATTTAGTAACAAAGCTCAATGGTATCATTAATATTATTCCTACTCAAATGAAATCATTGAATGAAGCTAAACAAGCTGCTGCTCTTGAAATAGAACAGAAGAAAGCTCGTGGCGGTAAGGTTGTTACTAGTTCTATGTCTGCTAAAGATGCTAGTGATTTGGAAGCTCAGGTAGAAGCTCAAAAGAGAGAGTTAGGACTAATAAGTGATAGCATTGTTAACACTCCTTTACGGGGGAAATACGAAAGTACAAAATGATACCAGTTAAACCCGAATATAAACAAAGTAAGTTATACTTTGACGAACCTACTCATAAGTACACAGATAATTGTGGTAACTCTTATATTAGTGCTACCACTATTATTCATTCTTATGTTCCCAAGTTTGATTCTAATTATTGGGCTAAATATAAAGCTAAAGAAGAGAATACTTCTATTAAAGATATAAAGAATCAATGGGATAAGATAAGAGATAAGGCTTGTGATATGGGTAACGTTTATCACAATAATTTCGAGGATGGTATTCGTCAGAATAGTAAGTTCTTCAATGCTATTAAATATCTTAATAAGCAAGAGAGTAAACAAATGGTTACTGTTGCTGATTTAGATGTTGTTGATTGTCATACAAAACTTCTTGATGTCGATGCTTTTATAGACCATACTGAAGGTAAATATCCGGAGATATATAAAGTATTTAAGTTCTATACTGAAAGAGATTATAAGATATATTCAGAGATAGGAGCATTTCTTCCGAAGTATTTGGTTAGTGGTACTATTGATATATTGCCTATAAGAGAGGACGGATTCGTTATCTTAGATTGGAAAACTAATCGTACTGGTCTTAGATTTCAGGCAGGTTATTATAAGAAAGACAAGAGTGTTAGACCTGTTCAAGAAACAGATGAATGGGTACATAAACCTGAAGATGTTCTTCTTCCACCTTTTGGTGGTCTTCCTAATTGTAATGGAACTACATATAGTTTACAATTAAACTTATATGCTAAGATGGTTCATCTTATTACTGGTTTACCTTGTAAAGGTTTAGCTCTTTGTCATATTGAAGTTCCATTTATACTTAATCAGTATGGTAGACCTCAAAGATTTAAAGATGGTTTTCATGTTGATGAAAGTAAAATTGAAACAGCTAAGTGGTATAAAATATCTAGGCTAGAACCTGAAATAGATACTATGCTTAATATTCGTTATCAAACTGTTAATGGAAGTCAGAAACAACAAATGAGTTTATTTATATAATAATTAAAGTTATGGGTAAATATAATAATAAGTTAATAGATAAATGTCGAACAATTGATTGGAGAAAGACATTAGAAAACAAAGGTTATGCTTATTTCTCTAAAGGACAATATAACCTTAATATTATAGGTGTTCGTGCTAAAGAACATAAGAATGAGTTTAACGATGCTTTTATAGTTGATTATTGGACAGCTAATGGTAAAAGATATACTGCTGTATATCCTTGTACTACTGACCCAGGTTATAAAAGTCTTGTTAATCCTGTTAATATTAAAGGTTGTGCTATTCTAGTTCCCGGTCAATATCGTGGTTGTTTTAAGAAGGGTTATCATAAGGGACAATATATTGCTCTTGTTCAATATAAACCAGTTAAAGTCTTTCGTGATGCTAATAAGGATTTTTATATGGATTGCGATGAATCAACTATTGATGAAGGAATGTTCGGAATCAATATTCATAAAGCCGGAGAAGCTAGTACTGTTGTTGATGGTTGGTCTGCTGGTTGCCAAGTTCTAGCTAAGAACATTGATTATAAAGAATTTATTAGTATAATTGAATTAGCTATTCCTATTTGGGGAAGTATATTTACTTATACGTTATTAGAAGAAAAAGATTTAATATTATGATAGAAGAATGGAAACCAATAAAAGATTTTCCTGATTATCGTATTAGTAATAAAGGTAGAGTTCAAAGAGTACCTAGTAATAAGATAAAAGGAGGACTTTTAAATCCTACTAAAGAAAAAGATGGTTATTTAGTAGTAGGTTTATTTAGAGATAAAAAGAATATTCAGAAAAGAGTTCATAGACTTGTTGCCGAAGCATTTATCTCTAATCCTAATAATTGTCCTTCTGTTAATCATAAAGACGAATGTAAAACTAATAATAATGTAGATAATCTTGAATGGTGTACTGTTGCTTATAATAATAATAATAAATACGGAAGTCATTATGAAAGAGCTTCTATTACAATGAGTAAGCCAATACATCAATATGATTTATCTCTTAAATATATTAGAACTTTTAGTAGTCTTACTAATGCGGCTAAAGAACTTAAATGTTCTATGGGAGGTATATCTAATTCTACTAGAGACCCTCTAAAACATACATTTAAAGGATATAGATGGTCTTACAAAAAATTATAATATGAAACTAAAGAGTATTGGAATAGGACTATTAATAGTTGTTATACTGTTTGTTGTAATTAGAGTATTCAACCATTTTGTTTCTAGTAAGGAATATGTAGAAGTCCCACTTATAGTTCCTGATACTGTATATCAGGAAATAGGAACAAAGAGAGATAGTTTACAATTAGTAATAGATTCTATTCTCAATACTCTTAATAATACTAATCAGTATGAGAAAGAATTTGATAAAGCAATTAGTGATACTGATAGTATTGCTATTCTCGAACGCTTCTTATATCTTGTGTCAAAACCAATCGGAGTTGAGAATCCAGCGACTAGAGACGAAAGTAGATAGTTTACAGCAATCATACTCCTTTATGGGGGAAGGCGGAGCGAAGCGTAGCCTAGATAAGGAAGTATTAAAGATAGCCAATGTTAAGTTAATACTTTCAGAAGAATATAAAAACCAATATGAATCCTACAAGAAGTTATATGAATTAAAGGTTCAAGATAGCTACTTGCAGGATTCTATTATATCTAAGCAACGCGAAGAGATAAGAAGAATAACGTTGATTGGAAATCAAGCTATTGTTAATCTTAACAATGAATCTAATAAGTCTAAAAGATATAAGAAACAACGCAATGGATTCATAGCTAGTACAGGTGTACTGGCTATTCTTGTTGCTATACTATTAAAATAAAATATAAGTCATGAAGCTAGAAGAATATCCTTTTTATCAATTCTATTTTGAAGAAGATAAAGATAAGAAGTATAAGCACGCTAGAGACTGTGGATATAAAGACCCGTTCGACCATTTCTTAATAGGAGATAGTGGAGGATTCTTAATGAATATTAATCCTCATAAGAGATTCGTTAATACTGAACTTCTTCGTCCTTCTGCTATTACTTATGAAAAGGAAGGGGTCTATACTAAGTTTGCAGTAGATAGTATGCCTTATACTAACTTTCGTAAGCAAGAAACTCTTCGTAGACTTGTTGGTTTTAAAGCTCCATGTTTAATGGATACTAGAACTGGCGAGATAGAAGATGTTTATATAACTGGTGAACATTATAATTTTATTAATTATGGACGTATTCTTAAACTAGATACTAAAACCCTTCGTGTTGAAGAAGGTAAAGTTACTGGACGTAAGATAAGAGGATTTCCACGATTTATTGATTGCCAATGGTGGTACTTCTTAATCAAACAGTTCTGTCGAGAAAATGGTTTATTCCTTATTAACGATAAAACTCGACGTGGTGGATTTAGTTATATGGAAGCTATTGGTTCTGCTAACTTTATTAATCTTACTCCTAACCGTGCAGTTATTCATGCGGCTAGTGATAATAAGTTCTTGGTTCAATCAGGAGGTTTATCAGACTTTATGAAGAAACAAATAATCTTCTATGAATCTAATACTCCTTTTGTTAGAGGTATAGCTAAGATTGATGCTAGTGATTTTATATTAGGTTATAAAGACCCTAGTACAGCTATTATTGATGATAATAGTTGGAATAGTGCTTGTATATCTGTATCTACTAAGAACAATCCTTCTGCTGCCGTTGGTAAAGATGCCGGAGAAATAAAGTGTGAAGAAATGTCAGAGTTTGAAAACTTTGATGATTTTATGGATGTTACTGAACCTACACTAAAGACAGGTTCTGTTACTACTGGTTTTCTTAATGCTTGGGGTACTGCTGGTAAAGCTAATGCAGGCTGGGTTACATTTGAACAGAACTTCTATGACCCTAGAGGTAGAAACTTTATGGCATTTGAGAATGTATGGGATAAAGATAGTAGACCTGAAGTATGTGGTTATTTTAAACCTTATTGTTGGGGACTTGAAGGTTATAAGATTGGTGATGATAATCAAATCGCTACTCTTACTTCTCTTGATGATGATGGTAATTCTGATATAGCTCTTGGTTTTCAAATAGCAGAAGAAGAACGTGCTGCTGAAAAAGCTAAGAGTAAATCATTCGCTAAGTTTATTAGTTATTGTGGACAGTATGCTAATATGCCTAGTGAATCATTTAGTTCTGTAAGTGAGAATATATTTAGTAGTGAGATACTAGATGAATGGGAACAAGAACTAAAGATGTCTAATAAGTATAACTTCTATATAGATGGTAAGTTTGTAGAATATGATTCGGATAACTTCGAGTTTATTCCTAATGAACGTATTGCTGCTACTGGTGGTGTATTTAAGAAGGATTACTTTGATTATATTAAGAATGTTCCTCGTCACTCTAATGAAGACCCAGAAGGTTGTATTCGTAAATGGTTTAATCCAATTAAAGTAGAATACATAGATAAAAAGACAGGTCAGTTGACTAAAGGTATTCCTCCGGGAATATATAGTATTAGTTATGACCCAGTAGGTATTGATAAAGATAAGAAAGAACTTACTAATAAACATTCTCATAATAGTATTAAGGTATGGATGAATCCTTGTATATATAATGGTTATCGTCCTAGACTATGTGCAGTATATTATGGTCGTCCTGATGAACTAGAGAAAGCAGATAGAATCTGTTATCAATTAGCTGTTACTTATAATTGTCTTGGAACTACTAATGTCGAAATCAATCGTGGTGAGACAGTAAGTAATTTTAAGAAGTGGAAAGCAGTTAAGTACTTAGGTTATCATCCTGTTCATCTTTGGGATACTAATGTTAATACTAAGAAGATTAATACTATTGGTTATGATATTGGTAATGAAACAGTAAAACTCGATGGTCTGCGTATGTTAAAAGAAATGCTGTATTCCCCCATAGGGAAGTTTGAGGATGGTAGGGATATGCTTGTTCTTCATACTATATATGATTATCAGTCAATACTAGAGTTAAAGAAATGGTCTAACACTGGTAACTTTGACCGTGTATCAGAGATGATTGTTCGAGGTATTGAATGGGCTGCTAATGATAAGTTTGCTAAGAAGCAACTTGAACATAGACAGAGAGTGCAAACAGAAAAAGAAAACTTTTGGAATCGTAAACGTTATTAATTATGAGTTGGTTAACAGAAAGCAACAGGTTAAAACATTTCCTCTACGCAATCCCATGTGGATTACTAGGAATAATGTTAGTAGTAGGTCTAGCAGTAGGCATGGAATTTAAAGATAAAATGTACGGGAATAAGTTTGATTTCTTGGATATTTTAGCTACATTGCTTGGCGGAATGATAGGATTCGTATTAATGCTTATTATAGTAATAGCTACGGGTACTATTGATTGGTACATTAATATACTTATTAAACTAAGCGAATTGTTATGATTGATGCAAAGCTAAATGTTAGACTTGGGGATATGCCTAAACAGCGTATCCCTAATTCTGAAAAAGATGAGAACTGGGCTGGTAGAACAATAGACTATTGTATTGCTGCCGGACTAGCTTGTAATGATAGAACTAAGACTGAACAACTTATTGAAATACTTCATGGAGAAATGCCGGATGAGTTTTATCGAAAGACACTTAATCCTTATAATGCTACTAAGGAGAACTTTAAGAGATTTCCTGCTACTCTACGTAATCTTGATATTATTAATGATGTAGTTCGTCGTTATCTATCAGAATATGTTAAGTCTCAACATGAATTTATTGTTGGTGCTAATAATCCTGAAATTATTATGGCTCGTGATGCTGCTATTAGAGAAGATATAGTTAAGCGAGCTATGATTGCATTTCAACAAGAACTTCAAAAGAGAGTACAACAGCAACAAGCAGAAAATGCTCAATTAGAAGCTCAAGGACAACCAACTCAAGAAGTAGACCCTGCGCAATTAGCAGGTGATGCAGAAGAGTTTGAAAAGAATTTTATTGATAACTATATAGATGAGATAAGTGTACAAGCTCAACAGTTACTAGAAGTTATAGATGATGTTCTTAATAATGAGACAATAATCCCAGTTGAGTATTTTAACTATATCGTTACGGGGGAAGTTTATAGTTTTCATACTGTTCGTGGTAAGAAACTAATTAAAGAATGGATTCCTACTACTGATATGTATCCTGTTCCTAATGGAGAACAAATGGTATCTAAATACGATATTGTAGCTCGTAGAATGTTAATGAGTTACAACCAAGTAATAGACCAATTCCATGATGAACTTTCAGAAGAAGAACTAGAGTTTATAACTAAGTATTATAATCCTAGTACTGTTGGTGCTACTCGTACTCTCAGTCTTAATGCTTATACTTATTATTTTCCTGATAAGTGTAAAAATACTCAAGATGAAAATAGAGAAATCTTTCCTTCTGATGGTTATGATTTAAGATTAAAGAACGGAGAATTATTAGAGGTGTGGCACGTTAATTGGAAAGGATATACTCAAGTTAAGATACTCAAATATATTAATGAAATAGGGCAAGTCGATGAAATGATTGTTCCTGATGACTTTGAGTTTAATCCTGAACTAGGTCATATTGAGATATCTGTTGTATATAAACCACAAGTATATGAAGGTTATCGTATAGGTGGTCAAAGATTTGGTATATATCCCGGTGGTGCTAAAGCTATTCCTTTCCAATTGGATGATGATATTAGATTGCAGTATTGTGGACTTCAAGAAGTTCTTCCTCAAATGGGAAGATTCTCTATTGTAGAAATACTTACTCCTTTCCAAATCTTAATCAATATATTCTCTTATCATAGAGAGATGATGATAGCTAAGAATAAGATGTTTATCCTTGTTGCAGCTAAATCTTTATTTGGAGAAGATGCAGAAGAAGCCATTTATAATATAGCAGCAGAAGGTATATTCCCGTACGATGATGCAGAAGATATTAATAGTTCTAAAGCTCAATCTATTAAAATGCTTGACGCTAATATCTCCGGTTACATTACTGAAATATCTAATCTTATTGAATCTATTAAAGCTGCCGCTCGTGAAATGGTAGATATGACACCACAACGTTATGGACAAATAGCAACTAGTGCCGGTAAAGGTACTACTGAAGAAGCTATTATTCGTGGTTCAATGGGAACAGTTATTATCAATTATATGTTTGATAAGTTCCGTGAAGATGAATATATAGTAGATTTAAACAATTCTAAGTTGGCTTGGATTGATGGTTTGGATACTTCTTATTATGATAAGTCAGATAGGAAGCAATATCTATCTCTTAATGTAGATAATCATACTCTCGGACAATACGTTATTAAAGCTAAGAACTCTGATAGAGAAACAGAGAAATTCGAGCAACTTAAAGAGTGGGCTTTTAATGCAAGTCAGAATGGAGATTTAATGTCTGCTGTTGCTGCTATTACTTCCGGTAATATATCCAGTCTTAAACTAGCTATTAATCGTTATCAAGAGATTCGTCAGAAGAACGAAGAATCTCTTCGTCAACTAGACCAACAGTTAGAAGACGCTAAGAACAAAGCTGCTCTTGAACAGATATCTGCTAAAGGTGAACAGGATGCTAGACTTGCAGAAATTAAAGGTTATTATGACCTTTTAGCTAAAGGAATGGATAATGAAGCTGCAATGGCTGCATTAGCTAATCAACCTGCTCAAGCTGCACCACAAGATAACTCTGCTGAATTATCTTTGAAACAAGCTGAATTAAATGAAAAGAAGAGAGCTAAAGATTTAGATATGATTAACTCTGCATTAGATAGAGACAATCAATTAAAGATAGCTAAAGAGAATAAGAATAAATATGATACACCTAAGTCTAGTAAGAAGTGAACACTAAGTTATAATTAGCTATATACCATTCTCTATGATTCAGACGTGCCCTACGGATATTTCCGTAGGGTTTTTCGTACCCATAAAATCGACGTAGATGCCCTTTCCTTTACCTCTGTTGCATTTACCCTACTGAATTGAACAACTATAAAGGAAAACATTAAAACGCCATGACGGGGCTTAAAATGGTTCATTCTTTTGCCCTGTATGCCACGATAAATTAGTCTGAATATAGTTAACTCCTATGTATCTTAAATGCAAATGGTGCGATTTCTAGGGCTAATAGTAAAGGTATTCCGACTGGTAAGAGTTGTATTTCTTATATTATTAGACTACATTTGACTTGAAAGTAATAATTAAAACATATTTATTATGCCAACTTTTAATAATAATGATTCTCTCGATTTAAGTATTGATAAAGTAGATGATATATCTACTGTTGGAGATACTGGAAACGGTGCTGGCTCTGGTGCTAACAGCGATACTACTGTACAGGGACAACAAGGTGCTGGACAAGAAGGTCAACAAGGTAATATTGTTGAAGGTAATGCTAATGGAGAGCAAGGTCAAGAAGGAAACGGACAGCAAAGTCAAGAAGGACAAGATAATGGAGATACCTCTACGGGGGAAGTAACGTTATCCGAAGGTGATACAGTTAATGTTGATGGTGTAGATTATACTATTGATGCTGACGGTAATGCTGTTGCTGCTGATGGAACTGTGTTCCGTACTGCTGCCGAACTTACTGAACTTATTGCTCAAAATGGTTCTGAACCAAGTGTTCTTGACCAACTACAAACTCGCTTCGGTTCTGACTTTAAAGACGAAGATGGTAATCCTATTGTATTCGATAATAATGCAGAAGGTATTGCTGCTTATGTTGATACAGTAGTTCAAAGTAAAATTGTAGAAGCACAGACTGCTGCTTTGAATAATCTATTTGAAACTTATCCTCAAGTAGAACAAGTTATTAACCATCTTAAACTTAATGGTACTCTTGACGACTTCGTAGAAATTCCTGATAGAAGTCAGATTACTGTTAGTAAAGATAACGAAGAACAACAAGCTACTTTCATTCGTGAAGAATGGAAACTTAGTGGTAAAAAAGGAGATGTAAATAAATTCATTGACTATTGTAAGAACGCCGGTATTCTTTATGATACTGCTGTTGAATCTAAAGAAGCTGTTGATAGCATATATGAATCTCGACTTGCTGAACAGAAAGCACAAGTAGAAGCTAAAGAAGCTGCTGCTGCTGCCGAAGAGAAAGCATATTGGGATAATGTAGAAAAGACTATTAGCAAAGGCGAACTATTAGGTTATAGTATTCCTGAACAAATCCAGTGTAATAAAGACGGAAAGAAAGTAATGCTTAGTCGCAAAGACTTCTTGAAGTATGTATCTACTCCGGTTGATAGCGAAGGTAATACAGCCTATATGTTAGACGAAGCTAAAGTTGATTCTAATGCTCGTATGCAGGATGATTTACTTAAAGCATTTCTAAAGTTTACAGGTGGCAATTATGCTAGTCTTGTTGGTATGGCTGTTAATAAACACAAAGTTCTTTCTGTTAGAACAGCGGCAGCACAAACTACTGGTAAGCGGACTGTTATTATCAATAGTAAAGGTAATAATTCTAAGACAGTTGATAATGACCAACTAGTCTTGAACTAACTAAATTAAAACGAATATGTACAAATTAAGAGAAGTCGAAAGAGGTAGATATGATGATAGAGGTTACTCTAATGAGCAATCTCTTGCTGCCTTAATGATTCAAAAACCGGAGGAAATCAATAACTTCCTGACTTACACTTATGGTATGGAAGATGACCGATTCCCGCTAACTTTCCTTACTGAAGGACAAGGTGCTGCTGGTGTTCGTGACATTACTACTGTTGAGTGGACTTGGAAGACAATGGGTCGTCAGAGATTCAATGATTACATTGTTTGGGCTGACACTGGTGATACTACTCCTGGTATTGGTGGTAAACCTATTAAAGTTGAGTTTGCTACTGGTCTTATTATTGAACAGTATGGTTTGCTTGCTCCTGATGGTAAGACTGCTGTTCGTGTAATGCGTGACCATGGTGCTGGTAATCATGGTGGACATCTGTATTCTTTGCAGTTAAAGAATCCAGATAAGAGTGCTTATATTGACCCAAGTAACTTTGAAAAGGGTAAGTACTGGTGTATGTTAGCTCCGTCTATTCCTGAATCTTATTCTAAGGGTAACAAGACTAATGTAATGGGTCCGGGTGTTATGAAATCCCAGCTAGGATTCAAGCGTTATAGCAAGGAAATTGCAGGTAACATTAGTAATGTTATTGTTAGTTATGCTTTCAAGACAAAAGGCGGTGGTACTGATACTCGTTGGATTAATGAAGAAATGCGTCAGTTCGATGTTCAGATGCGTATCTCTAATGAGATTGACTTGTGGACATCTCGTTACAATCGTACTGTTAATGGTACTATTGATATGAAAGACTGGGATAACGACCAACCAATTCCTGAAACTGCCGGTATGTTTGAAATCCTAGAAGAATCAAACTACGATACTTATGGTGAATACTTGCCTCTTAGCAAGTTAAAAAGAACTATCGGTGACGTAGTTGATAAAGATACCGATACTGGTTCTATGGATATTACTCTGTATGCTGGTAAAGGCGGTATCGAAGATTTCGATATGGCTATCCGTGAAGATGTTAAGTCAGAAGGATTCATTACTCCGCTTGGAGAAAAGATGATTGGTGAAGAAGGCGGTGGTCTTACTTATGGTAAATACTTCCGTAAATATAAGACTATTGACGGACATACCGTTACTTGTGTTCATCTTCCTTTCTTGGATAAATCTCCGATTGCTGAAACGGCAAAAGCTAATGGTCTTATTCATCCTCGTACTGGTTTGCCTATGACATCTCACAAATTGATGTTCATTGACAACTCTGTATATAATGGAAACCGTAACGTTCGTATGGTACGTATGAAAGGTCAATCTTACCTTGTTGGTGTATTGAAAGGTCTTACTCCTATTCCACCGTCTTGGGGAGCTGTTCCTAGCAACTCTATCTCTACGGACATTGATAAGTCTCAATATGAAGTTAAGATGTCTCGCGGTTTGCAAGTTGACAGACAGGAGAAAATGTTCATGTTGGAGTGTGTACTCTAAGTTAAACAATTAAATTGAAATTATAATGGAAGGACAAACACCAAAAGCCGGTACATTCGGCAGTAGTCTAGCTAATCCAAATCCACAGTCTGCTAGTATTCAGCAGGCTAAAACTCCGGAAGCTCCTAAACAAACCTATGAACAAGTTCTTAAAGAAGAAGATGGTTTAGATAGAGACTTCTTCGAGGAAAGATATATTGTAATAGCTCTTGCTACTGATATTACTATTAACTCTGTTTATCGTCAAGTTAATGCTAGACACATTAATGACCGTCATGATAGCATTGGAGGTAGTATCAATTCAGCTAGAATCTTAACTAGCAACTATGAAGAAATGGCAGCTTATATGCCTTCTCTTATTGGTTGCTCCACTAATGCACAAGAATATGTCACTAGAGTTCAACGTTGGTTTAATAGTATATCTATTCCAGTTGACGGTGACGGAAAGAAACTTAACTGTTCATTCCAGTGGAAAAGAAAGAGAGACTATCTGAATTATAAGATAGATGAAACTGCTATCATAGAAGAATATGATAATGCAGAGAAATCTAATCCTAAACAGTTAAAAGATGCTATTTCAAAGTATGTTACTAAGATTAATGCTCTTGAATCAACTCGTTACAAATATGGACACCCTGTTAAGGTAGATGACTATCTTGCATATCGTCATTGTCTATTGTATCCGATTGTAGCTAAAGATGTAGCAGTTATTAGTTTTGACCCACGTATCAAATTTTATATTAAAGATGAACAACGTGAAGCTAATCGTTTGAAACGTACTCGTATTCAAGCTAACAAAGCAAGACGTAATTATCTTGATGCTATTGATAATGATGCTAAGTTTAAAGCTATCTTTGTATGTTATTGTGCAAATAACAAACAAGATGTATTATCTAACCTGTTACTTGACAGAGCTATTCAAGAAAGAATGCTTGACGAGTTTGCAATTAAAGAACCGGAGAAATTCAATAAACTGTTTAATAACTCACAAGTTGAACTTCAAGCATTTATTGAAGAAGCAATCGCTAAAGGAGAACTAGTTCGTTCAGAAGTTAATCAAACTGTTCTAACTCCCGAAGGCGGATTTATCGGAGCTAATATGAAAGAAGCATTGGCTTATTTCAGTAATCCCGATAATGCTCAACATAAACAAGCACTTGAAACTAAACTTAAATTATAATAACTATTTATTATGAAAGTAGCAGAGATACATAACGAGTTCATGTTATTAGCCCAACAAATGGGAATGAAAACTGTACGGGCAATACTTCCCGAACAGATAGACCAACTAATTAACTTGGAAACTATCGAATATATAAAAGACGTTTTCTCTCGTAAGGGAAATCGTGAACTTGATGGTATCTCTGATAACGTTATAAGATTAGCAGAACTTAATCCTCTTCATACTAGTATTAAACTAGAACCTGAACAAGGAGATATAATGTTTGGAACTGGTTATAAGATAGAGTTGACAAACTATCCCACACCAATGTTTTACACATCTGTCTACTCCTTTATGGGGGATAAGTCTTATCGTTGTAGACTTATTGATTTAGATTTAGTGAGTGAAACGATGAACGATTATCATTCAAAGTCTATTGTTATAAGTCCTATATGTTATAAGACTGAATCTAACATTGAAGTGATTGCGACATTCGAGGTAGATAAGTTCTTAGTTAATTATATTAAGTATCCTACTCTAATTAGTATTGCAACTGATACTACGAACGAACTATCAGATGTTGCTATGAAAGAAGTTATTAAGAGAGCTGTTAATACCTTTAATGCTATCTCTAATAATAATAGTTATGAGAAAGTTTCAAACGAATTATCTAAATTAGAATAAAATGGAAAGACTGTTATTTGCAGGTAATGTTGCATTAGCTACTACTCCGGCTACTCTTGCTGCTGTTGGTGCAGCAGGTATTACCGAAGGTGCTGTTGCTCTTTACGACCATGAAGGAAACGTCATTTCTAAGGCACTTGCCAAAGCTATTCCGATGTTTACCTTATTTGTTGGTGGCGGAGCTTTTGCTAATAATAGCAAATACTCTAATATCGTTTCCGATATTGATACTAGACGCTTCTCTTATGTTAAGAGTGTCTACGCTGCCGGAACTAAATTCAGTGCGGAAATCACTGTTCCTACCCCCGTAGTAGGAAAGGATTATACGTTAACTATGGCTAAAGCTCATACCGTTCTTAATGAACGTTATAAATGGTCTGCTAGTGAACGTGCTCGTGAAGGAGATACTGCTCCTATTATTGCTAAGAAGTTAGGTGACCAACTTAAATCTCTTGGTAAGAATGAAGGATTTACTGCTACTGTTGCTGCTGCTAAGATTACCGTAACTGGTATTGATTATGAAGCATGGAACTTGATTGCAGGTGATTCATTGTTTGGAGCTACAATCGCAACTACGAAAGCTATGAAACCAATTAATGATGATGCTGCTCTTAAAGAGTTACAGATTCGCTGTATTGGTGCAGAAGGTATTAATTCTACTAGTAACGATGCTCGTAAGTTATATACTCTGCCAGAGTTTTCTAATGCAGGTGGTTGGACAGTATTTACTCTTACTTTCTATCCTCACCGTGACCTTCGTAGTGGTAGCACTGAAAATGTTAAAACTATAATTCATCTAGCTATTCCGACAGGAGCTGCACAAATTGCTACTCTTGATACAATCTTAGCTTCTATTAATACTCCGGTTGCGGCAGGAGCTCAAACTGAGGTTTAAAGAATAACTCGTAATAGTTTAAATAAAGGGATTGCTATTAGTATTTAATATTAGTAGTAATCCCTTTAATCATAGATAGGGATGAAGGAAATTATTGAATCTGCTCTTAATCAAGGATTAAGTTCCCTGATAACAATTTCTATTTTCCTACTATTATACAAATGGTTGGATAATAAGAAAAAGACTGAAAGCGAAAAGTTTGTTAGTTCTATTAGCGATACTCTTGATGAAGTATCTAAATCATTATTACAAGTCTCGACATTTATTACTGATATTACAAAGAATATCATAGATAAAGATAAAGACAAGTGTAAGATGGCAATAGAAGATTCTATGTTCGCTTCAGCAATGAGATTATCAATATTCGTTACTAATACTGTTATTAATAATCACGTTCAAACTAATAAAGACAATATCTTATCTAATATTCATAGTATTGTTAATGCTGAATTTTATAGTGTGTTCTCCAGTTTATCTTTGTATAAAGTTAACGGAACAAAGGCTAGTGATAATATGAAGAAAGATTGGATGCCATCAGTTGAGAAGTCTATCATAGAGATAGTGTTTAATGACAATCTTAGTAAAGAAGATAAAATCTCTAGTTTTAATAATAAAATAAACTTGAAGTTTCAGTCTTATATAACTTATATAACAAACAATACATTAAAGTAATGGACATAAACTTCGATAATGTAATAAACAAACTAGTTGACAGAGCTGTACAAATTGTACAGCTCTCCGACATTGGATTCATTCTTACTGATTCAGATATATGTAACTATAATGCTATGACTATCCTTAATCAAATGCAAGAAATAGAATCTATGTTTAGTGAGAAACAAAAAGAAAATCTAATTGCAATGTATAACGAATTAATAGTAATGCAATGAGAAAGAACGAAGATGGAATGTATACTTATCTTGATGTTCCAAGTAAGTATAATTGTGTTTATAAAAAACTACTTATTAAGTTAAGTGACTTAGGAGTAGATATGATTAAAGATTGTACTTCTACTTGTAAAGGTATCAATCGTCAAGTTATTAATTGTTGGAATATGTTTCAATCTGCTTGTGCAGCTTATACTCTAGGGTATTGGAAGCAAGCAGATTTACTTATTAATTACATTAATAGTTCTCTACAATTCGGTTGTGATGAATATACTACTGATGAGAAACCAGTATTTATGATATTTGAACTAAATATACCTATTACTATAACTGGTTCTCAAAAGATAAAATATAATGAAGCTAATTTTGTCATAGCTAATAGAGAATATGTAGTTGAAGATACTCTTACTATTTATCAAGTAATTAATGAAAGAGAAAATATAATAGCTTCAGGTTTATCTGTTAATAGTCCTGTTAAGTTCAATGAATTAGTTCTTAATGCAGAAGTAGGACAAGTTTATATATTCAGAGCTAGTGTAGAAGGACAAGATGGAGAGACTTATTACTCTAATGATTATATTGTAGAATGTGTTTCTGTTCCTGCTATGAACGTAATGTATTATGGACATACAGATATTGCTCCGCAAGTATTTGATAAAATGTCTATTAATGATATCATGGCTATTGAAGGTAACACTCCTAGAACTATTACGGGAAGTAATAATAATACTTTTATTATTAAACAGAAAAAGAAAATCCATTATTTATTGATACCTGATAAGTTAATGACTCTTGTTAAAGCTGAATATGGTACTACTCTTGTTACTACTCTTTGGGACGGAGAAGAAGGTGCTTATAAGACAAATAATCCAGGTGGAATTTATGATGGTATTCATTATAATGTATTCTTCTTATATTCTCCTTCTATATTCGATGATGATATTCGTATAACTTGTAGAAATAAATAATATGAGAAAAGGAATAAGTATAGGTCAGCTTCTTGTTAACAATAGTGTAGATGATAATTATAATCCTCTACCTGATGTTGATGCTAAGTATGGACCTTATAATAGTATTGCAGAAGCTCTGAAAGAATTGCCTCCTGAATTACGTTCAGTAGGTCTTACAGTAGGTATTAAACAAAATAATATTATTAATGAGTATTGGTTTAATGGAGGTATTGAAAACAAGAATCTTGTAGTTAAGCAACAAGGTAGTGGAGATGAACCAGTTCAAACTGTTTATATACAAGACAATCCTCCTACTAATACAAATGCTCTTTGGGTAGATACTTCTGGATTAGGAGCAGCTCTTGAAGAAGATGAAAAGCTAGCTCCTATAATTCAATCTATTCAAGTGATACAAAAGTATCTTGATACTATTGTCCATCAGAGAGATTTAATTATAAATCCCGGTCATGTTAGTAATACTTTTACTAAGTCTATATTAAAAGAATATACTCCTATTGACCCTAATACTGGACAATTAGCAATTAGAGTTGCTGCTGTTGGTGAAAGTCTTGAACCTGAAACAGATGAATATGAACCAAATACTAAAGCGGTTCGTGGGCATTATGGTACTCTTAAAGAAATCCAAGATAACTTTAATAATTTCGTAGATTACGAACTTCTAATTGCTACTGATGTAAAACGTTTATATACTAAGATTAATGGAGAACCTGTTAATCTTACTGGTACTAGTTCAGGCGGTGGCGGCAGTATTGATTATGAAGCATTAGATAAATTAGATACTATTGGCTTCGTTGCTCCTAATGGACAAGTATATCGTGTTAAGGTTAATAATAACGGACAGCTAGTAGTATATAAGAAAGAGTTAGATACACCACAAGCAGAACCTACTGGTGAACAAGAAGAACCCGGAACTGGTTGGATATATGTAACTACTCTATATCTACAAAAGTTATATATTAACTCTTTGTATTGTGGTGGTATTACTAGTAATGAATATAGTTATAATCCATGCTCTCATAACTTCGTTGAACTTAGTAATCTTACAGGTAAAGATGTGTCTCTTAATGGACTATCATTACAGTATGGTACAGAAGGTGGAAACTGGGAAGCACTTCCTTTATGGGGGAATATCAAAGCAGGTTCGACATTCTTAATTAGAGGTGCTCAATGTTCAGTAATGAATACTAATACTACTCGTATTAAAGTTGAGACTTATGATATGGAATGGTATGCTAGTGATGGTAATCTTATTAAGTTTGATAATAAGAAAGCTAAGTTTTTCTTGACTTGGGGAACGTCACCTAGTTCTGTTGCGAATCCTTATAATAACACGACTTCCCCTATAAGGGTATCTAAAGGTTATATTGATTTAGTTGGACTTCAAATCTTAAATGCTGGTGATGCTGATAAAGTTGATGCTGCTGAAAATACTGCTTATGGTTATCTTGATAGTAAGTACTTATTTACTAAGTACTATACTATGGACAATGTTAAGCAAGCTACTAAAGCTCTTAGTGCTAGAAATAACGCTAATGATATGTACTTTGTTAATCTCGAAGCAAACATAATACCTAGAGTAGATTCTTATACTCCACGTGCTAGCTTTGAGAACAAGAATATATTCTTTAATAAGACTTTACTAGACCATACTAAACCTAATAAGGTTACTATGACTTTAGGTAGAAAGGCTTGTTATACTTTTAATGAATCTAATGAACCTAATGATGATGCTAGTAGGTGTTTCAATTGGGTGTCAGTAGGTTACTATGATGAGTATTTATGGTATCGTGCATATAGGACTGACAGTAGTTATACTAATTGGACTAAAGTAGAATCATTTAAAAATGAGACTGGTGTTCGTAAATATTATAATCGTATTCGTGCAATAACTACTGATGGTACTCCTTTTACTACTCATAAAGTAATACTTACTCATTTAGGAGAACAATATGATACTCATACAAGGGATAAGAATATTTATTACGAATATTATGTAGGTAGAGATGAAACTTATAAGAGCGATATTCGTAGATTTGTAGTTATGAGCGAAAATGCAGGGAGCGAAGTTCTTAACTTTGTTCAGACTTCCGACCAACAAGGCTTTAATTGGGATGAATATAATGTATGGAGAATAACTGCCGGACAAATAAAGAAGGACTTTAATAGATATGAAAATAGTAACATATCTGTGTGCTACTTTATGATTAATACTGGCGATATGACACAGAATGGTAATCGTATTAATGAATGGTTAGATTATGAAGCAGGAAGAGAACCACTATACGATATTGCTGAAATGGTAGCTGTTGGTAACAATGATTTAACTCCGGCTAATGTATATGTTCTTGGTGACGGTGGAGATGATTCTAAAATCAATGCTACTAACATTCGTTTCTTCTATTGTTATGAAATGGATGAAGATAATCCTCCTGTATTTACTGTTGAAGGAAAAGAAATATTCGTTGAATCATTATATTCATTCGATGTTGGTCATACCCATTTCTTATGTGTTAATAGTGAGATAAGTTCTAATACTGAACGAAGTGTTTATGGACTTTCTACTACCGGAGTAATGTATGACTTAATAAGACAATGGTGTGAAAGAGATGATGCAAAAGCTATTAATGCTAAAGCTAAGATAGCTTATTGTCATGAAATGCCTTTTACTATTATTACTCAAAATCTTATTAATTCATTTTATTGGAATAATGAAGAAAACACTAGTGTTGAGAGAAGTGGTAGTAGATTGAATTTCAATACCACTAAAGCTAACGCTTATTGGTTCTCAAAGTTCTTACAGACCCACAATTACCGTTTATGTCTTGGCGGACACAAACATACTTACAGTTGCAGTTATCCGATTTTAGAGAACGAAAACAGCTCTATGAAGCCTATCATACAGGTTACTGCGGACGTTTTACAGAGCGATTTCGGTTCGACTGAACTATATACGGAAACTGCCGAAGGTGCGTTAAAAGGGCAATCTTTCCCTAAATCTTGGGAAAATAATACTAACTTTGATATGTTGAAACACTTGTGTACATTTCAATTAGTAGAAGAAATAACTGCTCCTGTATATCTTATGTGTCAGGCTACCGGATATAAACATACTAGTAATAAGGAATTACCTAGTCCTAATATACCGTGGTTAAGGTATTTCTTCCCAGCTAGCATTACGATTAATAGTCGTGATGATGTTACAGCTAAAGTTAATGCCGGACAACGTTATCCTTTCTATATTAAGTATTTCTTAAATAAAGGTAAAGTTAGTGACCTTGTTTATTATCCTCAATTAACTGCTACTGTTAAGAAACTATCTAATGTATTTAATAATTCAGGTAAATACAATGTTAATATAGAAGGATTGAATCCTAATTATGGAGTTGTTGGCGGTAATGGTGAAACTAATAATGGTAACGATATTATAAACGTTAAGTTTCCAAAATATAATATTTAATAATTATGGCAGATAATATTAAAAGATACAATCCTGATACTGGTAATTGGGACGTATCATCTTCGGGTAAAGCTACTGGTATTATAGTAGAAGACCCTCGTCTTATCGACCCTGAAGTAGCAGAAGAAGGAGTAACTGGCGAAAGTCTTAATGACGTTCTTGTTCGTCATGAACAAGAACTAAAGAAGCAAGGTGGATATATTGCTTGGCTTGCCGAACACGGTGGTGGCGGAAGCGGTGGCGGTAGTGGAACTACTGGTGATAAGGTTACTCTTACTAATGGTAATATAGTAAAAGAAGGTAATATTAATTATCTTTATTCTACTGTTACTACTAATATTAAGTTAGAGTATCTTATTACTTCTAGTAAGAATAATAAGAGATATTTTATTACTGTTACTCTTGATGGTAATAATATTATCGAAGGAAAAGAAGGTTGGACTAATACTCCTGGAGTTCTTACTATTCCGCAACTAGATAAATTCTCTGCTAACAGTAATCACTCTGTTGTAATCACAGCTAGTGATACAGACGGATTCTCTGCTGAATCTTATTTGCTTAATATAGTAGAAGCTAGTATTAAACTTACTAGTACTGTATCAGGTAATACTGCTACTGTTGGTCTTGACTACTTCTTTACTTATAGTATTACTAGTAAGATTATTGGTTCAAATGTTAACCTTGTTGTCACAAATGTGACTAATGGTGCTACTAAAACTATTGAATTAGGTAAGACAACTTCTACTGCTCCTAGACAAGTTAATGTTAACTTATGGGAACTAGGTAATATTATAGCAGGTAGTTCTTATACTATACAGGCACAAGCGTTTACTTCAATGAATGAACAAACTGTTCAATCAGATAAAGTAACCAATCGTGTAGTTGTAGAAGATGGTGTAAATCTAGTTGTACTTGTAGAAGGTATTACTACTAAAGCAGAAGTAGATGAAGGTATTGAAAGAACTAAATTCTCTCAAAGCGGTAATATATCTTTTGCGTTTACTCCTTATCTTGCTGGTGTAAGTCTTATCTATTATGCAGTTAGGATAGAGCATAATGGTGTTGTTAAAGATATAGGTTATTTCGATGAAGGAAACTATAACGATAACCAATATGTACAACGTGGTAAACAACAAGTATTTAGTTATGCTATTCCAACAGAAGGAAATGTTCTTGGTGATTGGAATATAACTCTTCGTTGTTGGTCTGAAAAAGGTGACCCTATTACTGATACTCTTTTAGCTTGTGAAGTAGTATCTAGTTCTTCTGCTCTTATTGTAGACCAAAATCCTAATAATAGTAGATATGCTAGTTGGCACGTTCGTCAAGAAAGTTTCCCTCAAGTATCTACTACTAAAGTTTGGACTAGTAATGAACCAACATTTACTGCACCTGGTTCTATTACTCCTAGTGGTGCTGTAACCAATCTTAATGTATATAATACAAACGGAGTACTATCAGGCTTCTTAACAGAGAATGGACAATCTATGTTACGTATATCAGGAGAAGCCTATGGTGTTATTGATGTACAACCATTTAAAGATGATATAACAACTCTTAATAACTGGTCGAGACAAGGATTTGGATTATCATGTACATTCAAGTCAGATATTCATCCGTTCTCAAATAGAACAATCTTCTTTATAGGGGATTACAATACTGACGAACAATTCTCCGAAGGTATTAAAGTAGGTCTTGAAGATATTATTTGGTCTTATACAGATGGTAATATTAAAGAAACTATTAGTTGTAAGATACAACAGAATGTTATTAATACTGTTGATTTTATAGTTAATAAGAATCAAGGAAAGATGATTGTCGGTATCTTTATCAATGGTATACTTAATGCTGCTCGTGAAATAAAGACTGACTTTACTTGGAAGACTAATTCTAAGATATATCTTGGTTGCGATATTAGTAATTCAGGACAGATTCAAAACTTTGCTGATGTTAACTTCTATGATATTAAGTTGTTCCGTATTCCTGCTAATGATAAAGAAATTGTTATTAATGCAATGAACTCTAAAGCTAGAGCAACTCTTTTATCTGATGGTAGTGTAGACTTTACCGGATACAATAGAATGAAGTTAAAGAACTTCTTCTCTACTTCTGATTCAGAACCTCATTCTACTCTATGGGACGATATTAACCAAACGTATGCTAGTGTCAATTTCAACAGTCTTATCTCTGATACTACTAGAGTATTACCAGTTGATATAATGTTGATTAATTGCGCTAATACTGGTTTTACTCGTGCTATATTTGAAGAGATTGGAGGTCAGAATAATAATTGGTATAGTGGTTGTACTATGAGTTACTTTAGTCCAACTTCGGGAAAGTCTAGCTCTGAATATACTACTGATGTTTCTGTTTCTAAGCAAGGTACTTCTACTTTGAACAATCTTATTAAGAACTTAGAGATAAGATTCGATAAGATGCTTAAAGATGATGATGGCAGTAATCTTGATTATGAGCTATTCCAACCTAGAGAGACATGGTTTCCTGAAAGACAGTTTACACTTAAAGCTGACGTTGTTGACAGTGCTCATGCAAATAATGCTTCTATTGGTAAATGGATTAATGATAACTCGGATTTCTTATTCGAGAAAACTCCGCCTATGGAACAACTTGAATCTCATCGTCCAGTAGATACTCGTGATAGAACTGTAAAAGATAAAGTTACTATCAAACAAACGCTTGAAGGTTTTCCTATTATTCTTCTTATTCAGTTTGATGGGGAAGAAACTCAAACTATGCTTGGTATATATAGTTTTAATTTAGGTCGTGGAGCTTATTATAATATGGGATTCCGATTTATGAAAGACTTTACTACTAAGATAAAGAATACAGCAGGTGAATATGTTGATAATAAACTTCCTGCTTTTGTTACTTCTTATCATACTTATGCTCAAGATGAACTATTCGGAAACATAGACCAAAGAAAAGTTTATTCTTATGAGTTTGGGGAAAATGCAAATGTTATTGTAGATGGAGAAAAGATATTACCATTAGCATTGTTTATGCAAGACGATTTATCTATTATCAAACATGTAGGTGAATTTAAGTATAATGGTGGCAATTGGTTAGAACCTAGTGCAGCTGTTACTGATGATAATGTTTGGAGAGCATTACAAGAGTTATTCTCTATCTTTGCTCAAATGACTTCATCGACAGTTAAGAAATACATTTGGAACGAGACTTCCGGTGGTTATGAAGAAACTGCTGGTGAATATCCTGCACAGTCTAGTTGGTCTACGCTTGCTGCTGAACTTGATACTAAGTTCTCAATTAAGAATGCTTACTCTTATTTATTAGTATGTGTCAAATATGGACTTGTCGATTCGTTAGGTAAGAACTTAACAATTGTATGTTATGATATTGACGGTACTAAGAAATGGTTTATTCGTTTCTATGATATGGATACTGGTAATGGTCTTGATAACGTAGCTCTTGAATCTGTTGCTAAAACTGCATGGCTTGATAAGTTTAGTAATAATGATAAGAATGATGTTAACTCATTAGTTATTACTAAGAACGCTGCTGATGGTGGATACGATACTTATAGTTCTCGTATGTGGGACGTATTAAGAGATACTATCTTTGCTAATACAGGTGTATTCGATAGCTCTCTTGAAACTCTTTGGGATTTATGGAGAAACAATGATAATATTGCTAAAGATACTAATAATTATATAGATAATTACTTTGCAGCTCAAACAAAAGATTGTGGTGAGCTTCTGTTTAATTATGACTATAATGTTAAGTATCTTACTGCTTATGTTGGTGAAGCCGGAGGTGCTGCTTCTTATGCTAATATCGAGTTCTTACATGGTACTCGTGTTGAGTATGTTCGTGAGTGGTTAAAGAAACGTGTTTGGTTCTTCGATGGAGTATTCAAATATAATAATCCTAGTAACATTCAACCTTATAATAATAAAGGAACATTCTCGGCAGGTGGAGCAGAAGCTACTAATCCTAAGTTAGTAATTACTTCTAATTGTCCAGCTATATTTGTAGTTAATATTGGTAATACTACTGATACTAGATATTTCTTAGAAGAAGGTAAACCTACTGAAATAAGACTATCTCCTATTAGTTCGTTTAATACACAGATTACTATTAACAATACTCCACAAATTAATAATATTGAAGGATTAGGTGGAATGAGATTCCAAAGATTTATGTCTAGTATGAAACTTCCTAGTTTTTCTAAACTAGATTTATCATCAGTTGATACTCTTAGTGATTCTCCTATTCCATTTGAGACAGTATTTGTTAATGACGAAAATTTCTCTGATGTTAGACATATTGATTTAAGTAATACTAAGTTTTGGAGTGCTAATGCAGGTCAAGGTACATTTACAGTTAATATAGAAAAATATACTAAGTTGAAAGATTTAAATATATCTAGTTCTGTTGTAACTTCTGTATCTTTACCTAATGCTTCTCTTGCATCTTTGAATATAACTAATTCAACAGTTGAAGGCATTAGTCTTGTTAATCAACCATTCTTGGAATTATTAGATTTCTTCGGTTGTAAGCGATTAAAAACAGTTACTATTGATTCTTGTGATAAGATTACTGAATTAAATCTTAGTAATCTAGGAGATTTACATACTATTAAGATTACTTCATGTCCTAATTTGAAATCTATTGTATGTACGAACAACGTTAATTTGACTACATTTAATGTATCTAATTGTAATAAGGTTGAAGCAATTAATTTATCACAATGTACTAATAGAGGTCTTATTATTTATATAGTAGGTGCTCCAAATATTAAAGAACTTAATGTGTCTAGTACTAATACTAATAATGATATTCAAGTTGCATCTGAACTTCCTAATCTTAGAACATTAAATATATCTAACAGTCAAGTTAGTGCTATACAATATGGTAATACTCCTGTTCCTACTTATAAAGGAAATAAGATATTCGATGTTAGTAAGATTAGTGTTACAAGTTTAGCTGTTCAAAATGCTAAAGGAGTACATTACTTTAAGTTTAATAATAATAAGAATATACCTTTTAATATTGGAGGTTCTTTCTTTGTAGGATGTTCTAATCTTAAAAGAGTATTTGGACATATTAATCTTACCGGTAACGCTGTATTTAACGGATGTAATCAATTCCATATTCATGAACCAAAAGATAAAGTAAACGGTATTACTCCTGATTATAATGGAGAATGGTTTGGTCCAGATACTGCAACTGAGGCAGGTAAGACTACTTGGGCAAATAACACTGATTTACAAACTAACTTCAAAATCAGTACTACTAATTGTAATAGTATGTTTAATGAAACTAGTTGTAGTATATACGATGTTTATTACTTCTTATATAAGTGTGATAATGTAACTTCGTTAGATAGTTGTTTCGCTAGTAATAAAAATATAGTATGGGATTTATTAGATAGTCCTAGTAGGAATATGTTTAATCATTGTACTAAAGTAGTTACGATGAACTCTATATTTTGGAGATTACAAGCACAAGACTTTAAAATATTAACTAGTACTTATGATTATGGCTCTACTGAACATAATGGATTATTTAGTCCTCTTGTTGATTTACAAGCTATGGATAGTATATTTTATTTCGGTGGTACTAGATATACAAGTCCTGCTTTCTTAGCTAAGTTTAAAGGAAATGTTCCTTCTAAACTTAAAAGACTAAGTAGTTTTAGTACTGGAACTATTAAGTTTGTAGATAATATTAATAATTGTCCTAGTGATAGTACTATTGATGAGCATCTTGTTAGTGCTGATTGTGGAACACTTCTTGCTAATCTTCCTGATTTAGAATATTTAAATACTATGTTTAATAATTCTAATATATACTTTAATCAAATAACAGATGAAGATGTAGAAGATGGAGTAAAGTATTGTCCTTTATTCTATAAGAATACTAAACTTAAATATATTCAAAGTTCATTTAAAGGACTTGTTAATTCTACTGGTTCTTTATATAATATATTTGGTGGTACTGTTAAGAATAAGACACAAGTAAGATTCCCGACAGCTTTGTATGGTATCTATGATTCATTTAGTTTAGGTTCAGGTTCTAATGTTATTTTCCCAATCCACAACTCAATGTTCAGTAGATTAAGAAACTCATTGAAGTATATAACAGGACAGCAAGCTATTAATCAATCTACATTAGGTAGTTTCCAAGGTTTTACTAAACAGTTTCTTAAAGAAGGTGATGAAATATTCCCTTATGATGTATTTACTGGTTGTAGTGCAATTGTTGAAATACCGGGATTCTTCTCTGGTTTAGTTCTTCCTGCTAATACAGTAGTTGAGCTTCCTCTTAATTCATTTAAAACTAATTACAATCTTACTAATATAGCTAATCTATATTATGACATGAAGAACTGTAAATATAGTCTTACTGGTAAGGGATTCTCTAATTGTAAGATAGTTAATGCTTATAGATGTTTCTCTGAAATAGAAACTAGCTATGTTAAGAAAGGAGCAATTCCTTATGGTCTATTCTATATGGAACAGACATCTATTATTAACTATAAAGGTTGGAATGAGACCGATGCTGCTAGTAGAGGTATTACAGAAAATTATGGTATAGATAGTCAAGGTAATTGGATTGAAGACGCTGAAATGCCAGCAGAGATTACTTATGCTAAACAGAGAACTCTTCCTAGAAAGACTATTGTTAATATGTCTTTCTGTTTAGAGAGATTTCAAAGTACAGAAGCACAGGCATATACCATGAATTATGGTACTCTTACTAAAACTAATTATGGAGATATTATAGTTCCTAATGAAACTTATAATCCAGTTAAGTATGTTCTTAATCCTAATTATGACCCTAGAGAATGGTTAGACGAAGAACAAACTCAACCAAATTATAATAGAGATATTCATAGAGTTATCTTAAATAAAGATTTCGATAAGTACGAGTTTGCTTGGAATGAATATTGTGTTGATGGTCTTAGTGGACTAGGAGATATAGTTAGAGATAGTGCTCTTTATACTGCTGTTACTAATGGAGAAATTAATTGTTCTCCTACATTACCTGAAATCTTCGATGATAATGCAGCAGCTGTTGCTCCTCCTTCCGGTAATCATGCTAATAGAAAGATACTTAACTATATCTGTCCTCCTGACTTATACTATTATTGTACTAATGGAAGTAATATGGTAGTTAATGGAGTATTTAATGGTAGTGGTAGACCAAATGGTGACCCAACTTATGATTATTTTGATTATGGAGTTCGTGGTCGTATTGCTCCTAACTTATTTAAACCTATACGTAATGCTACTGATTTATCATCAACGTTCTATTGTTGTCCGTTACTTCTTCCATATAAATGGAATAATAGTACTAATGGAGATATTGGTGAAATGTTCTCTAAGGAAATGTTCGCAGGATTAACTAAATTAACTAATATATCTTATATGTTCTATTTCTGTGTAATTCCAGCTAATGTTATTGTGCCTGTTGAATTTGTAATTGATTGTATTAACTTACAGGATATATCTTGTTTGTTCTTATCCGCACAATTTGAATCAACTGCTGCACAAGCGCAACAAATAGATGATAATACATTTGCTAAGAATGTTAATCTGAAGAATATTAGTTATGCTTTTGCCAGTGGACAAAGCCGAGGAGACTGGTCAGCTAGAAGTCCTAAGAAGATTAGTTCTACATTGTTTAATGCTAATAAGCATAAGCAACTTACTAATGTAACTGGACTATTCTATAATGCAACTACTACCACTGGTAGTGTACCGGAATTTTGGAATTGGCTTAATAGTCTATCGGCAGCTAATAGAGCAAATGTGTTCTATGCTATGCGTAAGGCTAATCTTACTAATGGTAATAGTGTTCCTAGTAGATGGGATACAGGTATGGTATAACAAAAAGTTGATAATAGTATTGTATAATTAAACAAAATTTAGTTTCTTGTAGCGTCCCCCATAAAGGAGTGAGTATTAACAGTAATCACACTTCTTTATGGGGGAAGGTTGCAAAGAGTAATTAATAATCATTTAAAAGTAATTATCATGGATAATCGTATTTATAACAGAGCTAATTCAGCTAATAGTTTACAAATTTCTATAATGGGTAAAGTTGGAGCTGTTGCAGAGTTTTCTATTCCTGATGGAAGAGGTGGTAAAGAACCATTCTTATTAAAGAACATTACCGAAGACCCAATAACAGTTGAAGTAGTTCTTGCAGGTATGGAAGAACCTATTACTACTGTTCTTTATTCCGGTTGGAATGTTGAGTTAGTTAAACAAGTTAATAACGCACAAGTTGATACATTACAATATGGGTACTAATACTGGTATAGGTATAGGTATCGGTATTCCTTTTAGAAATAATGCTCTTGGTGGAGATAATATATATTTTCCACCGGAGCTTAAAGCTCGAATGATTGGTGTTTGGGATAACTATGGTAAAAAGAATACTGATGCTGATAGGAATATTATTAAGAATAAGATTCCTAATGCAGGTGGAGATTTAGAGATTTTAAATGCTGCATACGAAGGTATGAGTGGATGTAACGGTTATCCTGTTGTGTTTGGTGCTAATGAGACTTGGGAAAAGCTTTCAAGTGCATATGGTTATACTTCTGATGTTACTAGTACTACAATTCATATAACTAGGGTTAAAAATGCAGGTACTGGTTTATTATTTAGTTATGTTAAAAAAGACGGAGCGTTAACTAATATAAGAGAAATACCTGCTTTTAGAATTACTGTTAAAGGTCTTGAAGGAAATAGTAAATTTGGTTACAGATATTTAGCTACGGAAGATGCAACAGTAGAAACATTAGTATATTTAGGTAATGGCACTCACGAATTATCTAAATCGTTTGCTCCAACAGAAGCATTATTAGATTTAACTCGTAATGTTTGGGTAGGAATATTTATTACTCCTATGGTAGAAGGCGAAGTAGTTTTCGATTGTGATATAACTATTGAAGTTCTTCCTGAATACGAAGGTGCTTTCGTTACTGACGGAGTAAACGACATAATTATTAGTCAAAAGACAATTGCTGAAATGGGCATTACTGATGAAGTTACTATTGTTAGTATGATTCATCAGATAACTTTAAATTCCACCTATAATTTAGCAACTACTAATTATATAGAAAATATTACTACAACACAACACGTTAGAACTGATGTTTATGCTGCTGGTAAAACAGGAATATATGGTTATACCGCATCATTAATTAATAGTACTCGTTCTACTATTGGTTATATATTAGGAGATATTAGAGATTATCACGCTGTTGGAACAACTAATAAACAAACAATACTTGATTCCAAATTTAGTGTCGTAGGAAGAGTTAGTACTTTTGTTGAATTATCCTCTGTTGCTCACTATTGGACATTTGCAGTATTAGGTATAGCTACTGCCGATGAAATCAATCTTATTATTGCTAAATATAATCTTGATAGAACACTTAGACCTGATATACTTTGTAATATAACTAAGCAAGGTATTACTAATGATAATCATGCTGACTTTAATGATAAACTTATTGATTACAGTGGTAATGGTAGAGATATTCAAATGTATAATCTAGCTTGGAAAGGGGATTCAGGTATTGGGAAGTATGAGATGGACTTTTTGGACTGGGTTATAAATTCGCCTTTTATAAATGAAAGGACATCATTCACATTTTCATCATCCAACGATACTAATGATGATATAATAACTATTTATCAAAGAGTACCTGCTGCTACACAATCTTTTAAAATAAAAGCGAAATTAAAAGGTAGAGTACTATACAGATATTATGTTAATAACGGTGATATTATTAGTATTTCATATTATGAAGTAAAGGAAGGAATAAATATATTACCTGATTCCGCAGACCCGACATCAGTGAATGGCAAAGTAGGATTTGTATTGAAGGAACTATCTTCTGTCAAGGTAGAGCAGATTCCTTCCCACGCAGGTGCTCTCTGCCTTGACGGAGTAAATGACTTCGGTAAGGTGACAGGGATGCCTGTTTATAAAGATTATACCGTTGTTGCTGATTATGAGAGACTTAAAATAAATATTGGAGTTGATAGCGATAGTCCTATATTATCTAAGTCTGAATTACAAAGTGTTGGAGCTTTTATATTTAATACTATATCTAGTAGTGGAGATAAAGTTTCTTATTCTTTTGGACGTAGAAATATAATCAATGCAGATGATACAATAAGAAAAATATTTTATCAATCTAAATATATAAATGATGGTCAAGATATAAATATAGAATCAATATTTGTTGATAGTGATAAATTATGGCTTGGTACATATAGAGATAGTGATTATCGTTTCTTCAATGGAGCTATCTACTCTCTCATGTCCTTCCCCTATAGTATGTCCAAGTTCTTGATAGAGCGTCAGTTGAAGAAGCACAAGCTGGGTACGCTGTATCCGGATATGGTGGAGTTTAGACTGATTATTAAGCAAGATGATAGAATTAAATCTATTAGTTCAGACCTGTTATTAAGAGTAATGCTTCGTATGACAATATCGTATTTTATTATAAAAATGAGAAAGTAGAAAATGGTACTTATCTTACGGTTGGTTCTTCTATTGGTATGCACATATGTTTAAGTAGTAATTCTGTTAATGAAATAAAATCTATTACTATTAATGGAATTCCAGCTACTTTTAAATTTCATGATGCTAACAATAACATATATCAATATGATTTCAATTTAACTTCCAAGTCCCCTCAAAAGATAAACATCACGATTGACGAGTACATCAGATACGAAGATATTGTTCAACCATATCCATCTTTATTTACTCTTATTGATTATGATACAGAAGAGGTATATAGTTGGGGAAGTAAACTAAAAGTAGGTGCTAGGTTTAAGGGTAACGTAGTTAACTTATTACCTAATATGTACGAATGGCAAGGTAATGTATTATATAATGGAGAAGTATTAGATTGGGGTATTAACCCCGGAGTTGTTGCCAAAGAGATGGTCTTTAGTTGGAATATGCCATTTAAATATCTAATTGACAACAATGAACCAAAGTGTATCCTATCTCCTAGACTACTACGTATTCCTAACTCTAGCTATAAGATATTAGGATATATTCCTGATATATCCGGTCATGGTAATAATGGAGTTATCCATAACTCGGCTTATGCAGAAGGAAGTGGAGTTAATGAAGATGGTTCATACCAGTTGGATGGTGTAGATGACTTTGTTACTATTCCTACTATTGCAGGTAAGCAAGTATTAATTAAACTTAATTGGCAAAATAAGGCAATAGGAAATCTAATATACGACCAAAGAGATAATAGTAGTACTACTAGTTTCGCCATTATGCCAATAAGTATTAATGATACTACAAATAACAAAATTGCTTATCAAACAAAAAATGCAAATGGGATTACTTATATTGATGGTATTAGAAATGAATATATAGAAAGTTATAGCCTTGAAAATATAATTCATAATATTACTATTACAAATCCTGATGTTAGTAATAAAACAGTTGCTCTTGGAGCTAGTAATAGAACTACTGCTGATTATTTCGCTAAGTATGCTTTATATGACTTCATGCTCTTCGATAACATCTCAACAGATGATAAGATTTTAGAGCTGAATGAATATGTAGGTATTGAAGCTAAGGTAGAGTTACCACCTTATTATTGGGATGCTTATGGCAAAACCAATCTTGATGCAGATAAGGCAACCATTCAACAAAGAGGTGTAGCCGTAGGTGATTATGATTTGACTAACACTAACTTTGCTTACGATAAGATGTCAGGGTTCGGTGGCTATGAGTTCGAGAAGTTTACTGATACAACTAAATGGATTGAAACTAAAAGAGAAGATGGAATAGAAGTAATTGAAAAAAATGATTATTCTTTTACTGCTAAAAAAGTTGGTACAGGACAGTATTTTTGGGATTTTAAAAATAATAGTATTAAGACCTTAGATAGAGATTTAACTGTTAAAGCTATAAGTAATAATAATGTTTATATAAGATGGGAATTTAAATATAGAACTGCTGAAAAGCCTGATATAGATAGTGCTATTATTTTGCTAAGACAGGCTATGACGCCTAATGTTCCTATTACTGTTACATTACCCTATAAAACACAAGAAGAACAAACTGAACTAGGTGTCGTAGAAGGTAGTACTTATTATTTATTCTATTTTGACCCTATCGATATTCCAGTAGGAGATGAATATACAGTTGAAATGCTTCCTCTTTATCCAAATGGTCTAGTATATGATGGAGTATCTGATTTTACTAATAATAAGAATATTCCTATACTTACAGACTTCACGTTCATTATTAAAAGAGAAATATTGGGTTTAGAAACCAATGATCCAATATTAGTAATTAAAGGAGATAAAGTATATAATAACGGAATTAAAAATGCTTTTATATTAGAACATAATAATAATGGTGTAAATTATGTTTATAGTTATGGTAAATTAAATCAGATAAAACGAGACGATTCTAAGATTATTTATTTAACTCCTGAAAGTTATAATGGTAATCCTATTATAAAAGGTGAAAATGGAGATAATCTAGGATTAATACTTAGTAGACATTGGAAAGGAATAATCTATAAAACAATTCTATATTCTAAGACTATCTCGTTACTAGAAATTAACTTCCTAAAGAACCTGATGGAAAAGGATGAAATAATTGATTTAGATAATCCTATATTCAAGAAATGAAATTAATGCCTTATAAGATACTTAGATTAGTTTATATACTAATTGCAGTAATTCTAATAGTTATGTACACACTAGGTTTAATATTTAAAAATTTAAAGTTATGATTGATTACATTGTATTTCCTATTGCTGATATAGGTGAAAAAGAATCAGCTAAGATTGAAGAACTTAACTTAGTTCTACGTGAAAACAAAGCTAAAGATAAAGCACTGATGAAGTGTCAACATTTCCGAGAAGTGTTTCCTAGCAAAGTAGAACGAATAGTAACAGTTGATAAAGAAGGTTTTGAAAACGTTACTATTGAATATCCTTATGAGACTTATTCTGATAAAGCTCTTTATGATTTATTAGATAGTCCTGATTGGAAATCTGAATTAGATGAAGTAGCCGAAGAATCCCCCATAGAGGAGTAACTCTACTGAATCATTAACTCTTAAAGCCCTGCTATAACAAGTAGGGTTTTTATTTTGTTCACGAGATACATAACTTTTTAATATCGTACTTTGTTATGAGTGTATACTAAAGAGAGATTACTAAATAATAGTAGTCTCTCTTTTCTTTTTAAAATAAAGTTTTATATTTGCGACTGTAATATAAAACTTAATGATTATGGGAATCTTAATGAAAGTGTTGTTTGTTGTCGTAATAGCTATCACTATTATGGCATTTGCATGGAAAGAAGCAGTTAGTATTCTTCCGGCTAAAATTGTTACCTATGTAAAAGTAGGAGGTGTGTTATTGAGTATTATTTTCGCTACTCTGTTATTCTTGTTGTAATATGGACTTCGGGAATATACTTAATGAGATTCTACGTACTACTGCTACTAGTTTCGATTTTGCATTTGTTATCTGTGTTAATGTACTAGCTTATCTAGTAATTAAACTAGTTGACAAACTTAACGGAACTAAAGTAGTAAGTACTTGGAATAAGAGAGTAATAACTCTAGTATGTGCTTTAATAATGGGGGTTATATACTTCTCATTAAAGCTAGGCGATGTTAAAGTAGTACTTAATTCTATTATTCTTAGTTTCGTTTTTTGGAGTTGGATTCTAAAGCCAATATTAGCCTTCTTCAAGATAGACTATAAGAAGTTTATAATAGAAGATGATGAACCTAATCAATATCCATAGTAAGTACTATTAGTAAGATTGACAAGTTAAGGCTGGCTAGAGATAGTCGGCCTTTATCATGCACACATCTCTTTATGGGGGAATAAAAACTACGTCCCATCGTCCCACGCTTTCACAGACGTCCACCATAGGACTTTAGTACCTAACCTTAACTTACTATTATCCGATAATGTTGCGTGCCACCACGGGGCTTAAAATGCGTCACGTGTATAAAAATGTTTACAATGCGAATACCCGTTAGCTAGATAGAAAGCTAGATAATAGTGCTGAATCAAAATTATTAATAAAAGTCTTGTTAATACCAATATAATAACTATATTTGTTATAATACTAATTCAAAAACAAAAGTAATATGAGTTCATTAAATCAAATTGTATCTGAAATAGCACACGCTATTCATCAGCCTAATAACTTCACTACGAGAAGAACTATTCGTAGTGCTGTTATTCATACGTTCAATGAACAGGTACGTCAGACTTACGAACGTCATGCTAATGTCGATAAGATATTAATGCAGCGATATAGGATAAGTCTGATTGATGTTCCTGATGGAGATATATTCCAAAGTCTTGTTAGTACTAAGTATAAAGTAAAGAGAAGTAAAGATAGAATCCCTAGACCAGTTCGTCTTGATAATAATCTTCCGTTTGTTAGTGTACGTACTGTCGGATATGATAATATGGCTATTCCATTTATTAAGGAAGCTAATGCTCAATTTTATAAAGCACTTCCGGGAATGTGTACTAGTTTAAGTTATGATTATATTAACGGTTATCTATATGTTAACGGTAATGGTAATCCAGTTATTGAACCATTAGGTCATATTATTATTGAATCACCATTTGAAATACCTACTGAAATTCCAATCGAAACTAATGAGAGAATGGAAGCGAATATTGATAATGATGATGAGTTTATAATTCCGGAAGATATGGTAGAACGTATTAAAGACGTAATCTATAAGCGTAATCTACTTAATGTTGAAAGAGTTACTAATGAAGTTTCGGTTAAAGATAATATAAACCAACAACAAATAGACGTATGACAAATATAAATGATGGAGGAAGATATGACCTACATAATATGTATTCACATTTCATAGAGACAGCTGAAGAGGAATATAACCTTGTGTCTCAAAAGATAGTCAGATATAAATCCTTGCTATATAAAGTTAAATACTCTATTGAACAAAATAGAAATGCTGTTGAAGCTATATTTGATGTATGTGTTTATAACTATTGGGAATGGAATACTGATGAGTTAGATATAACTCAAAAGATGGAAAATGCAATAGATGCTAAGTATGTTAGATTTAATACTATTAAGCAACTAAACTATGGTAATCTTTATCGTACTTTGAAACAATACTTTAGAGTATTGCGTAGAATACATGAATGTGAACTTAAACTAGAGAGAACTAAAAAGCGTAAACTAATAACTTCTAACCAATATAAAGAATACTGTAAACTCTTCTTTGGAGAAGTATCAAGACAAGTGTTGAGAGGTAAGATTTATAAGTTTGAAAAGAAGATTGGTTCTCTTATTATTGAAAGAATTAAATCAGGTAAGTCTCATGTTACTGCTGACGGTAAAGTAATAGTTCATAAGCATCATATAGATTACCAAAAGACTGAACTTAATAAAAGAAAACTTCTTATTCAAGGACTTACTCCTTATAATAGAGAAGAACATATTAAAGCATTACAGAGAGGAGAGAAATACGAAGGTATTAAGTACGTAGAATTATCAGACAAAGAGTTTTATTGTAGAGTTATCATGATTGATGGTGCTGTTAAGAATAGAACTATGTTTAAATTCCACGGAAAGAATACTCACATGACAGTTAGTAATGAAGCATTGCTAGCAAGATGTAATAGTGTAGAAGATATAATTAATCTTGATACTGACATTAATAATCGTCTTTCTCTTATTAGGGAATTTGATTCAAGTTATACTATTAAATATATTAGAAATAATGAACAAAGAACTATCTTCCGTCGAAACTATTATAGCAAGACTGGACAATGATTTTAATATAATGAGTAGTGATTATATACCTAGAGTTGGTGCTTGGTGTATAGATGCTATGAATGAGATGGGGATTCTTCAATATGAAGAAAAAGAGATTACTGTTGATGTTGTTGATAGAGTTGCTTATTTCCCATGTTGTATGAATGCTTTTAAAGTGTACGTAGATGGATGCGAGATTTCCCCCGTAAAGAAAAGAAAGTGTGGTTGCTCTTCCAGTACTACTGAATACTTTACTCAAGATAGAGAGCGCGATAGAGATAGACAAAGTAAGCGTACTGTTGAAGTAGACCCCGAAGGTTATGAAGGAAAGAATTTCGTTTATCTTCGTGATGCTAATGCTATTCAATTAAACTTCGATGCAGACATTGTTACCGTATCCTATCTTACAGTTAAGACTGTATATAGTGATACGTTTCATTGTAATATTCCTGTTATACCTAATAACGGAAAACTTATCGAAGCACTTGAATGGTTCTGTATGTGGAAGCTACTAAGTAGAGGACTTAAACATCAAGTCTATTCTCTACAAGGTGCTATGCCAGTTAATCCATATTTGTTATGGAGAGATTCTCGTGACAGAGCTAGAGCTTCTGTTATTAATGAAAATCAAGATGCTAATGCCTATAAAGGTTGGGCGTCGTTCTTTTATAATTCAACATTTAGACCTAGAGACTAATGGAAATAGTTAAAGAACTTAATAAAGATGGAGGTTACGAATCTATTAAAAATGGTTCAATAACCCATGCTGTTAATGCTATGGTTTCTCGTGATGGTAATTCTATTCAGAATGAACAATCTATTGAGACAATCATAACATTAGAAGAAAACGAAGAGATAGTCGGAGTTATCTCTTGTTCTGATGAAATAGTTATATTTACTAATAATAATAAGATTAGAAGATATAAAGAATCTACTAAAGATATTACCGAAGTTATTACTAATTGGAATTATCAAGGAGGTAAAGTCATAGGTACTTATACTTATAATGTAAATAATGAATTAATTGTTGCTATTACTGAACTTAATTCTAATGAAGATGTTCCTTTAAAAATAATCAATCTTAATAAACCTAATTATTTAGAAGGAGGAAATGATATAAAATATACATTAGTTCCTAATATACCTAAAGCAAATATTAATAACTGGAAACTTGTATCAGGAAGTTCTATATATAAAGGTATATATAATTTCTTTATAAGATATAAGCAAGGAACTGATTATACTGGTTGGTTTCCAATAGGAGTTCCTGTATTAGTATATGATTTTGATAACGAAAGCGTTGTTGAAGATAGTAGTTTCGGCTATGACGATAGTAGTGGTAACCTTCCAGTTAATTATAAGATAGGAAACTTCGTATTTAAAGAAAGAACAAATTTAAGTACTGAAAAAGTTAATCTAAATATTGAGTTAGGATTACAAATAGATAATTCAGGTCTTAATTACACAGCTTATCAAATAGGTTATATAATAAATACTCAAAAAGGAGATACTAAGGTATATAATACTTCTGATATAAATATAGGAACTAGTAGAATAACAATAGACGATGTTTATAATGAATCATTTAGTCTTGACGATATTACTAGTTCTTTCTTTAATTTGTATAATGTAAAAACTATATGTAACTATAATAATAGATTATATGTGGCAAATTACAAAGAAGAAAATATTAATAGTCTTGTAAGTTCTATTGATACTAGTAATATACAAGTTAGAATTAAAGATTTCAGAGGTAATAACGCTATTAAAGTTTCTGCTAAAACAAGAAGTGTTAGTTCTTCAATAATTAATAATCCTAGAACCTTTGATATTGGTAAAGGTTATGTAGTTACTATTAAAGGACGTGCTTACGGAGATGGTACTGAATATAAAGAAGTTACTAGAAAGTTCTTTCTTACTCGTATTGGAAAAAATAGTTATGGTACTAAATGTCTAATGATTGCATCACAAGACTTTATTAGAGCTTTTTATAAAGATAGTAATTATGATAGCCATTCTACCCCATTCTATGTTTCCTATCAAAATGCTAATAATCTATATGAACCAGCAGCTTCCGTAGTTATTAAACCTGATGATAAGAATTGGTATATATTAGAATTTAGTAGAGATTCTGACCCAGCTAATGTATATCCTAATGAATATTCTGTTATATCATCTTTAGGATTTGTAAGTCATCCTTATGTAAGATATGGACGTACTAATGATTTCTTTACTAGTACTTCTTATACTGCTCCTAATATTCAAAGAGATTTTAATAACGATTTCAAAGTAGTATCTATTGAAGAATTTGATTTGAATATGGATACTAGAGAAATTGTTGAACCTATGTGGTTCTATTTAGGAGATGTTACTATTGGAGAAAATACTTATAAATTAAAGTATGACCATTATAATCCTACTAACTATTATTATTATAGATATGATATGTCTAGTGGTAGTCCAGTAGAAGTTGGTGTAAGGTTAAGAAAATCTTTTCAAACTGCTTATGTAGATTATCCTGAAGTAATGCAGGAAATTCGTACTAAGTTTCCTAATTCACAAATAGTTCTTATTACAGAATATGAAACTATTAATCCTAGTGGTGGTAATGCTGATGAACTTGCTAAATTTAGAGGTGAGAGTGTTGATGAAAATATAAGAATAGCTTATGATGTATCTAAACATAAATTTATTTTTTCAATTAAAGAAACTAATATAAGAGATGATTATTATAAACGTGAATCAGATGCTGTATTAATAACCAATGCTGATGGAGAAACTACTAGATATACAGTAAATGAAATATTTCCTAATATATCTGTTACTTTCAATAATGAAGATAAATCTACTCAAGATTTAATTAATGAAATCGAAGGTATTCATGAAACTGTATATCGTTGGAAAGAAGATAGAGAACCAACAGAAAAAGATTTTAATATTAATGAAACTTATACTGTTGATTTCTATGATATAAGTAGTTTATCAGGAGATAAAGGTTCTACTAAAAGTTTTACTGATTTAAAAGCATATCCAGTTGGTTATATTAAAGAAACAGTAGAAGAAGGTAATCAAACTATAATAACTGCTGAAAAAGAATTTATGATAGTTATACCTTTTATTGATTATCTTAAAACAGTTTCTAATTACGATTATGACGGACATGAAAGATATCGCATATATGATAGAGTAAGTGCTGAGAGTACATTAGCATTTGAAGGAATAGTAAAAGACTTATATATCTGTTTCCAAAAGGATACTAAATTCAATATGGACGGTGTAAGTAATTATAGTGCTTTACTTCTCGATATTCCTACTTTTGGTAGAAGTGACGCTTTAGCAATAAGTGAAGGAGGTGTTCGTTCTACTGGTAATGAGTTCTTTACATTAGGTAGTAGTAATCAATATAAAGAACTTCGTGTTGATGGTCCAGCTGGAGGTTATCTTAGTTATGCTTTTGGTTTTGTTTCTCCTAAGATATTAGATAGTCAAACTAAACCAGAAGATACAGAGTTCTATGGAAATATCTATAAGTATGCTATTAACTATTGTGTATATAACTTCTTTATTCATTATGTTTTTCCTAACGGCAATATAACTGATGGTGTTCGTATTGCTAATAATATGACTTATTCAGAAACTATTAGTTTAGGTACTGCTAGTGAAGGTAGTATCCCATTAACTATGGACATTAATGAAGATACTTTAATATCAGATATTAAAACTAAGTTTGATTCTTATAAAAGTCAGTATGGAAATATAAATACTACTAATGCACACGAAGTAGTTAATATATTTGATGCTATAAGTAATGTTAGATTCTGTAATATATTTCCTAAATATAATGATAGTGGTATTGCTCTTTATAAGAACAATAAGGGAGATAAAATGTTTAGAGGAACTAAGATTTCTGATAGTACTTATGTTCAACCAATAGAGTTCTTATTTGATAATATACCAATGAAAGAAGATTTCGTAGGATATTTTATATCTTATGAAAAGACAGAACCTATATTAGTAAGTCAAGGAGTTCCTGTACGTAGAGATGATGATTTTAATACTGCTTTTAATGAGCGGGTTAATAATATTCGTTTCTATTATCCTGAATTTGATATATTAAAGAAAGCTGGAGCAGGTAATATATTTATTACTCAATCTAGATATACTACGGGTAATGCTCAAAGAGGTCCAATGTTTACTGACTTTTATAATAGCGATGATGTTTATGGTATGTCTACTCCTGATGAAGAATTTGGAGATATTAGAGCTGTTAAAAGTTCTAAGATTATAATGGCAGATAGTAGAGATGATAACAATGCTGGAAGAGAAGCTGTTGTTAATCTAGTATTAAATAAATCATTGAAATTAGGACTATATATAGGAAGTGACAGAGGTTATGTAAAAGGTATTCTTCTTAATATAAGTGATAACTTATATATGTCAGAGAATAAAAGTCTTATTCCTCTAGGTTATATTAAATATGTTAATCCAAAAGGAGATATTTATAATTATGGATATGAACAATATTATTATAATTATAACTATTATTTCATGACTAGTTCTGTATATGCCTTTAATCGTAATGGTGTATATTATGATGCTAATGACCCAATACCTAAAAAAGCTACTGATAATAGTAATCTTTATCCTAAGTTTCCTAGAGTACATTATGATAGTCAAAGAGTTGGTAATACTCCTATAAGTAGAATAAAGATTGATGTTTTCTCTTTATATCCATTATTTACTAAAACAATTAAAACTGCTCCGGACGAAAGATATTATACTATTAGTACTGATGATAATTCTTTTGTTCAGAATGTTCGCATGATTCACATGTTACCTAGTACTATTAATGATACATTTGAAATAAGTACTATGTATCTTGATTATGCAGGTAAGAAGTTTATTAATTATAATGAATTACTATATACTAACTTTATTACTGAATATAGACAAACTATTCGTAGAAGTGATGTTATTAGTGATGAATCAGTAGAAAACAAATGGCGTATATTTAGACCTAATGCTTATAAGATAATTAGTGAAAACAAAGGAGATATTATCAATGTTATTGGTATAGGCACTTATCTTATTGCTCATTGTGAACATTCAATGTTTATCTTTAATAGAGATAATACTCTATATACTAAAGATAAAGATGTGCAGATGTTAATGCCTGACGCTTTTGATATAGATTATCAAGAAGTATTCACTAGTGAAAAAGGTTATGGAGGTCTACAAGATTTTGAAGCCTACGTATGTAATGAAGCTGGTTATATATTCCTAGATAGAAGTAAGAAACGATTATATAGATTTGATGAAAAGAATCTAAATGATTTAGGTGATGGCGTGCAATCTATATTAGATGAATATCTTACTAGTGATACAAAGATACTAATGGGAATGGATAAAGAGAATAATCGACTAATCTGCTCCTTTATGGGGGAAGTTTCAGATTTTACCCTTAGTTATAACTTCGTTACTAATACTTGGATTAGCGTTCATACTTATTTATGTCGAGGATTTTATAATACGAAAACTAATTTGTATATTAGTTCCTTCAATAAGAAAAACATTATAGGTAAAATAGGATTTGTAAAACCGTCTAGTTATCTTAGATATACAGATTTCGAGATACCTGCCAATAAGAATCCGTTCTATATAGGAGAGAATAACAATACTATGGTAGTAGATGTATTGTTCAATCTTGAATACGATACTATTAAAGTACTCAACTACATTAGTTATGACTTATATAAAGCAAATGATATTAATTTTGCTGGTAATAAGATATTGTTATTTAGTAACACTTCTATTAGTAGATTAGAAGATATTACTGTAAATGAACGTAATACTTTTGATGCTGTTAAGCCTTATTACGAACATGGTAAATGGAATTATAATTACTTCCGTAGTGTTCTTAACGAAGTTGTTACTAATTATCCAATAGATAGACTTACTGGTAAACTCAATGTCGATGTTAATAAGAAGTATGAACCATTTAAATCTAATCTTATTAATGGTAAATATTTAGGTGTACGATTTGTAATTAATGATGGTACAGCTAAAATAGAGATTAAGAAGATTGAATGTTATGTTAATAAATACAGAGAATAATGAAACGTATTAATGAACAAAGACCTAAAGCATTTATAGGTGCTGCGATTTCTGTTGGTACTAGTATTGTTAGTGGTATCATAGGTAATCGTAAGAAAAAGAAAGCTGAACAAGCTGAAAGGCTTAGACAAGAACGGCTTCAAAATCTACAAAACCATCAGGCTTTAGCTAGTGCTCAAAATGAAAGTATGATGTCAGAGGAAGATAGGACACAGTTTTTAAGCCAGTATTTATCTAAAGGAGGGGGAGTGAAAACTTCCCCCCGTAAAGGAGTGAAAGCACATATCGTTGAAGGCGGTACGGCTATTCCTATTAAGAAAGATTCGTTTCTTCTTAAAGGACGTAAACACAATGCTGGTGGAATTGTTATTGACGCTGGTAAAACTGGTGTTGAAGCTGAAGGTGGAGAAGTAGTACAAGTTACTCCTAAACAACTTAAAGTGTTTAGTGCTCAACCTATTCTTAATGGTAATAGTCCTGCTGAACTAGTTCAAAAAGGTGTAGAACCTTCTAAAGTATTTAATGCTCAAGAATCATTTAAGGATAAGAATGGTCTTAATGATGATGGTACTAAAAAGAAAAGAAATATGAGAACAATAACTGGTAAGAAAAAACTAGGTGGTCTTTCTCGTAGTAAAGATTATGGTTCTGATAAGAAACCATATCCTAGTGTTAAATCTAAAGATTTTGCAGGTGGTGGACGTAGTTATCCTATCCCTACTAAAGCTGATGCTCGTGATGCTCTTAGGTTAGCAGGACTTCACGGTCGTTCTGATGTAAGAGCTAAAGTGTATAAAAAATATCCTGAATTAAAGAAATCAGCTCTTGGTTCTAAGACAAAACTATTAAAAGATAATTATAATAACTTTGGTTTAGAAAAGGATTATAGTAATAGTTTTGTTCCTAATGCTTTAACTAAAGCTAATATAACTTCTGTTAAAACAAATAGTATAGTTCCAACTAAACCTGTTGGAGCTTCTATTAGTTCTAGTACTAGTCCTTTATCTAAGTCAGGAGGTTTTAAGAACTTTATGAGTGGAATTGGAGGAGAAGCAATTAGTGCAGGAATAGGAGCTTTAGGAAATATTATTAGTGGTGTTACTAATAAAAACAGTATTAATAATATTCAAGCTCCTACTAGACCTAGAACTATTGTTCCTGCAAGAATGAGAACTACATATAATATAAATCCTCAATTAGCAGAAAGTAGAGATTCTGAAAGAAATATAACTAGAATTATTGATTCTAATACTTCTAGTTCTTCGGGAAAGATTGCTCGTATTCAATCTCTTGCTAATCGTGGAGTTCTTGAACGTAATAAATTAAGAGGAATGAAAGAAAATGTTGAGACTGACCTTCTCAATCGTTCTGCTCTTAATCGTCAAGGAGTAGAAGCTGCAAACAATCAAATATTAAATGCTTATGATAATGCGGTTACTCAAACAGAAAACGAAAAGATTCAAGCAAGAGCTAATAATCGTACTAATGTTATTGAAGGACTTACTAGTGCGGTTAGAGATTATCAATTAGGTATGGATAAGAGACGTTCAGAAGAAAATGCTACTGCTGCTATGATGTCTGCAAATCCTGAACAAATGGAACTATTCTTAAAGTTAATGAATAAGAATAAGAGTAGACTAGGTAATATACGAAGTACTTTATTCAAATGTGGTGGTAAGAAAAAGATTGCTTAACTATAAATACTATAACTATGCCAATAGATATTAGAACAGCTGGTTATCAAAAGAGGGAGCGGGTTGCCGCTCCTTTAGATGTTTACAATAGTACGTTAAATACTCTACAACAGAAACATGACACTGCTATTGAAACCAGTAATCAGATTAAAACGTTTCTTGCTAATAAGCAATTAAACGAAGCTGAAAATGAGTGGCTCGATAAATATTCGAGAGATGTTAATGCTCAAATAGAAGCAAGTGCTCAAGAAGGTAGTTATGCTACTGCTTTAACTACTGCAAGAAGATTAGCCGGAGAAGTTGCTAGTAATCCAGGACTTATTGGTCGTGAGCGTTATCAACAGGAATTTAAGAAGTTCCAAGATGAAGTTACTAATAGTGATGCTTATGATGGTGATGTTAAAGCATATACATTAGAACAGAATAAATATAATTATCAAGACCAAACAGATGAAAGTGGTAAAGTAATTGGCGGTAATCAATTCCAACCTAATTATCGTCCTGTTGAACAAATAGATTATAATACTCTATATCAGAAAGTATTGTCTACTGTTGGTGTTGATTCTAATTCAGGTGAACAATTAGTATGGGGTGATGCAGAAGGTAATCTTAAAGAAGGTCAAGGAAATATTGCTGCTGGCGATGTTCCTTATCTTAAAACTTCCGGTGGTATTCAACAGTTATCTAAGGAAAAGATACGTGCTGCATTTGAAGCTGCTTTAAATGAAACTCCGGGAGCACGTGCTTCTCTTGAACAAGATTATAAAGTTAATGTTTGGAAGGCTAATAAAGGTAATAAGAATAATACTGTTACTAGACCCGATGGAACTATTATGTCACAGAAAGAATTTGAAGAGAATCTATTTGCTCCTAGATATGCTGCTTCTGCTTATCGTAGAGTTGAAAGTAGAATCAGTCCTGAACTTGGATTTAGTATGTTAGCTGCTGCACGTAAAGCCGCTTCTGCTAAACCTAAGACTGGTAAAGAACCTGAATTACTTCCTTCTCTTCAAACTACTGGTGGTAAGGAAAAAGTAGACCCTGACACTCCGGCTAAAGTAGCGTCTCAATTAAATAGTCTTAATGGACAATTAAGTAATATGTTTGCTTCTTATGGAATATCTAAATCTCTTCCATTAGATAAAGCGTATGCTCAATTACGTTCAAGTATTGCTAATAATGTAACGCTATCAGATACGGCTAAGAAACAAGCGTTAAATGAAGCAGATAACTATTACAGCGGTATTAGTAATGCCAATAATAGATTAGATGCTATGAAAGGACATCTTACACAAGACGAACAGTTCGCATCTGATTTCTTAGGCAAGAGACTTAGTAATGGAAATATGGCAGATACTAATAATCCTATGCAACGTGAATATGCTAATAGAATGAATAAGTTATTCACAGATTCGCAAGGTAATAGTTTCGATACAGTTCTTGTTAATCCTATTAACGAAGCTAGTAAAGCTGCTATTATATCTAAACTAAGAGTTGATATGGGTCTTACTAGACAAGACGTATCATTCTCTAAAGTAGGAGATAAGGAATACATTCGTATTAGTAAAGATGCTTATACTCGTTTAGCTCCTGAAATAAGTGAAGTTTTAAAAGTTAATCCTATTGGATTTACTAATGAAGGTGTAGAACCTAAATCATTTGAAAGAGCAGATGTAGTTTATCATGGTACTAAACGCTATGGTAGTAATATATCTCAATTCTTAGCTCCATTTAAAGCATTAAGTCGTGGAGAGATAACAACTGCCGGTAGTGATAAAAACTCAATAGCTTATGTATATGAAAAAGCTGCACAAATGTCTAATGCTGCAACCGAACGTATATCTAAAACACTTCCGCCTAATTATGTAGATATAGCAGTATTCGATTTACCGCCCCATATAGTTGCTTTAGGTCAAGGATTCGAAGCTGACCAACTTAAAGATTATAATGAACGAGTAATGAATATGATTAGTATTGCTAATCCAGGAAGTATTGTTATTAAGAAACGTAATGCTGAAGGTGTTCTTGAACCAGTAGAAGATAGTCGTGATAGAGATGCTATTATGCAGACTATTCAAGCTCAAATTAAAAAGAAGAATATTAATAATGGTTGGTGTAGTTCTGCTGCTACTGGTGAATATGGTGTATTCTTAAACATTCCTTATACTACTAAGACTGGTAAGAATGTAGCTAAGAATCCTGATGCTGATATGGAAGAAAGAATACAGAACGCAGTAGCCGGAGACTATATGATTACTGGTGCTATTCTTAATGATGAAATAGAAAGATTTAAATCTCTTCCTGCTGTTAAGGCATGGGACACTATTAATTCTATTAAGTATAATAATGCACTTAAAAGGAATTATCGTTTATCAGATAGTGAATTTGGAGATGGTACTTATTCTGCTGTTACCGATGGTGGTCTGTATCAGATATTAGATGCTAACGATAATCCGGTAATTAAGATTACAGAAAGCGAGTTATTCCAACGTATGTTTCAGAATCATCAAGCTAATGCTATTCTTGCTCCTGTTAAAGAAGATATAGATTTGATTAGTGCAAGAAATGGTTCTATTGCAAATTCCCCCATAGAGGAGCAACAAGTTATCGCACGTCCTCTTATGCAGAAAGCTATGTTAATGTCAGGCGTTACTGGTAATCTAAGAGACTTAGATATTGATACTAAACGACAGGTATTCCAGTTCTTCAATAGTATGTATTCTAGTCTTACTGGTGAATCACCTAGTCAAGTTATACTTAATCAAATGAACGATTTAATGAAGTAAGTTATGCCAAATATGTTTGATGATATATCAGTAGAAAAAGCTCCACTATCCAGTGGGGCTAATTCTGTTAATACGGCTAATGATGTTCCTTCTGTTACTAAATACAAACCTGATGTTGCAGCTCAAGGTGACTTCATGTTTCGTAATCTTAATGGTAAAGAAGTCTTTACTGGAACAGAAGAAGAATATCATTCTTTAGCTAAGTATGGTGCTGAACCTAATAGATATCAAAGTAGGGAAGAATTAGAAACTCTACGTGCTAAGAATCAATCAGCTTGGAAACAAGCAGGTAATGCTCTAGGACAAACTATTGGTACTGTTATAGGAGATACTGTTGGTGGTATGGGTATGTTAGTAGATATAGCTACTGCTGGAATACTAGATGATAAACCTTTTAGTAACTTTATTACTAGAGCAGGCGATTCTATATCTAATTATGTTCGTGATGATTTATTCCCTATATATCGTGAGAATCCTGATAAAGCATTTGATATGAATGACTTTTCAGGTTGGTTCTTTAGCCAAGTTCCAAGTATTGCTAGTTCTTTATCTTTAATGATTCCGGGAACTTTATTAACTAAAGGTGTTGGAGCTGTTGGTAAAGGAGTTGCAGCATTAGGACGTAGTAGTTCTAAAGTTAGTCGTGCAATAAATTGGGCAAAAAAGGCTACTAAATTAGATAATGTTTATCGTGCCAATAAATTAAAGATTATTGCTAACGATGGTATTACTGCTATTGGTATGCGTTTAGGTGAAAACTATCAAGAAGCTCGTGGTGTTGCAGAACAAATAGAAGGTGAAGCATTATCTCTATTTACTGGAATGTCTGATGAAGAGTTTCAGAATTGGTTAGATAACAATCCTGATATTGCAAGTGAAGCTAAAGAAAGAACTAAAGAAGAAGCTGCTCTTATAGTTGCAGATAAAGCAGCTATGCGTAACTTTGGATATAATGTAGGTAATATATTCTTTGACTATATGCAATTACGTGCAGTTAATAAAGCGTTAGGACAAATTAATCGTGCTATTACTCCACGTATTCGCTATTCGCAGAATCAAGCTCTCGATAGAATAGCTTCTACTGGTATGGAATCTGCTAGCCAAACATTAGGTCAAGCAGCAAAAGGAACGATTAAAGATTTTGCAGGTAAGATAAATAGATTTATTAATTCTAGTGAGAATCTTCTATTATCTGAATTATCCGAAGGTATTGAAGAAGCTATTAACTTTGTAGGTCAAGAAGAAGGTACTTTATATGGTCGTTATTTATTAGGTCAAGCCGAACAATATAACGGAGCTGTATCTTTGGATAGAATCGAGAAGTACTTGCAGAATCCTCAATTATATAATGCTGCATTATGGGGAGTTATTGGCGGTGTAACTTTTGGTGGTGCAATGTCTGCCATTAATAATCGTAAAGGTGGTAATATTGAAGAGAAGCAACGTATATCTGAAATAAGTAGTCGCGAACAAGTGTTTAACGAATACTCTCGTCAAATGCAAGTTATTGAAAATGGTGAGAATCCATTCCAAATAGAACGTAATGAAAAAGGCGTTCCTATTACTTATCTTGATGATGGTACTGTTAGTCAAGACCCAACAATTGGTACCACTCGTTATGCTAAAGTTAGTCCCGAAGAACAAGAAGATTTACGTGCTGCTGCTAAAGAGAAGTTTGTAACTACTCTAACTTTAAATGCTATTCGTTCAGGTAACTATGAGTTACTCGAAGATTATATTGAAGACCCTAGATTAAAGAAGAAATTAGTTGATGCTGGTTTAGCAGATGAAGTAGAGTATGATAGAGATACTCAATCTCTAAAAAAGACTATGCGTACTGTTCTTGATAGATATATTAATTATTCTACTGCTTTACGTAGTGCTAATATAGATGATGCCTTACTAGATGTTGCTATATCAGAGAATATAGTTAATGCACAAGAAGCAGACTTATTAGGTAAACGAATAGAAAGACTTAATACTATTCAATCTCAATTAGAAAATAATATTCCTGCTATTAATGAGATTCTCGACCCGATAGCTAAGAATCGTATGCAGTTAGGTATATTAGAACAATATCGCAGAGAAGTATTATCTTCTTATAATAATTTGAAGAATAGTAATAATCCTTTAGATAGAGCACAAGCCGAACAATATCTTGATATATCTAAAGTAATTGAATCTAAAGTTACAGACCTACGTAGAGGTTTAAGTCCTATGGAAAGTCTATTCTTAGATAATGTTCGTGGTATAGAGAATATCGCTCTTGGAATAGAAGGTAGTCAAGAACAGAATGATTTGATTAAAAAGCAAATAGAAGAACTAGATGAAAACGATGTTGCTCTATTTAAACAAGCAGATAAAGACTTTAGTCTAGGAACTTTAGCTAAACAAGTTCGTGCTGTTAATTCAGAGTATATGGATAATATGGGACAGATACTTCTCGATGAAATTCGTAGAGATAATTATCGTTCTCGTATTATTACTACTAATGAACAAGCTAAAGAATTTGAAGATACTCGTAAAAAAGAATTAGAAGAAGCTGCTAAGAAACTAGTTAAGTCTGCTAAGAAGAATCTTAATGATTATGTTAATGCTGCTACCGAAGAAGAACTTGCTAAGTTAGAGAAGGCTTTAGATAATGCTTTTACAGAAGAAGAAAGTAAAGATATTGCTAATAAGAGTTTATCTAATGCTATTAGTATTCTTAATAATTCAGAGAATGGTAAGACTGAAATAAGTAATCTAAAAGAAGCTATTTCTAAAAGAAGAAATAAGTTAACTGTACAAAGTCAAGTTCAGCAACAACAGTCGAACAATCAGCAAGGAAGCTCCTCTATGGGGGAAAGGAGGAGCGAAGCGACGACTCAAGAAGAACCAGCGGTTAAGCCTAAACCAAAACCAAAAGCTAAACCACTTACTGCCAAAGAAAAGAAGCTAAAGGAAACATTAGATAAAGTAGTTTCTAAAGGTACTCAAGGAGTTGTTAATAAATCAAATATTGGTAATTTAGAGTTTACGATAGTTAATCCTTTTGCAAGTCTTGGAGATGTTACTCGTAAGCCGGTTAAAGTTAACGATATAGATGTTCGTATTAGTAAGTTTGGTAATGTAAGTATCGATGGTTTAGATGCTAAAGGTAATATAATAGCTGATGTTACTATTGAAGAACTTAATACTGCTATTGCCGCAGGAGATATTACTATTGTAGATACTAGTAAGAAAGAAGAAAGTACTGAAACAGATGGTACAGTTCTTGAATCAGCTATATCTGATAATGACTTAGAAAGTCAACGTCAGCGTATAGAAGAGATTAATCTTATTATAGATTTATATAATCAGATACAAGGTAATGAAGTAGGAGGTAAGACATTTACTAGTCTTAATGATATGATGGTTTATCTTCAACAGATGAATCCTAGAGCTATTAACTTATATAATGATATTAAGATTCTAGCTAATCGTCAAGTAGTAGATGGTAAGATAGTTAATATTGATACCGAAGTTAAAACTCCTTCTGATATTGTACAGTCTGCTAGTAAGACTTTAGATGATGCTGTTGCCGAAAAGAAACAGGAATCTAAAGATAATGGTTATTTCTTCAATCTAGTTAATCTAAATGATAGTAAGGTTTATTCTCGTATTGGTCAACTTAAATCTAACGATACAGTTAGTGTAGAATTAGATGAAAATAATAATCTTGTAGTTAAGTCTCGTGGAATTAAGATAGGTGAGTTTCCTAAGATTGGTTATAACAATGGTAATGTTGAAGTTATGAATCAAGGTTGGAGATATACTGTTAAGAATGGTAGTATAGATTTTATAACTCAACTTCAATCTATTATTGCTAATGAAGATGATAGTGCTAAAGAGTTTGTACAATTACTTAATAACATACGTCGTCTTTATCGTGTTCGTAATAATCCAGAAGTCGAAGGAACATTTGGACATCAACTTAATGCTTTACAAGAGAACGAACATTGGAAGAATCTAACTAGTCTATTCGGTGATACACAGACTAATCTATTAGATAGGATTAGACATCTTAATAGTATTATATTCTTTAATAATGCTCTTAATGTTAACCAATCTAACTTTAGTTTTATTGTTAATGAATCGTTGACTAATTGGATGAATAAGCTCAAGAAGTCTTATACGGACATTAATAACTTAAGGTCCTCTATTAGTAAAACTAAGTCTAAAAAGAAACGTTTAGTTGTAGGACGTACAAGTTCAGGTAGTGTTATTTATGCTAAAGATAAACATGGTAATCCTATATATCGTAAGTTCGGAGATGTCACTACTAACGAAGCTACTGATGGTTATCGTCTAGTTGTAGGAGTTGATGGTGGAGTTGCTGATATTAAATCTAATAGTATAATTGCTGCTAGTCGTATTCCTAGAGGTGTAATAGGTATGACTATTAAAGATTCAGAAGGAAGACTTATTTCAGTTACTAGTCGTGAGAATACTATGAGTAATAGTGAAACAGAAGCGACTGAATATACTAAGAGGTTTAATGAAGGATTAGATAAGATGTTTCATTCTTTAGTAGATGCTACATTACAAGGCAATACTGAATTACATCAACAATTATTAGATGAGATAACTAAGTATGTAGGTAAACAAAAAGCTTTATATGGTTATGAAGTTGTAGGTCGTGCATTTCGTCCTCTTAATAAAGTTGGACCAACTATTTACTTTAATGTTGCTGATAGAAATATAGCATTTGCTATTCCGGGTGAAACTAAACCTAGAAGACTTATGGCTCGTATGCCTAATGGTTTCGTTCCTACTAATAATCATGGTAACTTTAGTAAGATGATGGAAGGAGTATATAGTTTACTTACTCGTAATGTTATTAATTCAGCTATTCGTGGTGAATCTAATCTATTTAGAGTTGTAGATGGTAAATTACAAGCTAAGATACCTAACATACTTCAAGATGAATGGATGGATACTGGTTATAGTAGTTATGAAGAGTTTGTAGCTAAAGACGGAGTACTAGTTACTGACTTAGGAAATGTAACTGATAGTAAGGGCAATATTATTAGTAATTTTAATTATACTGGCGATGTTTATAATAGGACTATTACTCTTATGAATCCTAGTCGTAGTGCTGGTCGTACTAACGCGGCTGACGCCGCTGTTTCCCCCATAGAGGAGCAATCTGCTGAATCTTCTACTTCTGTACCTGACCCACTTGTTAGTCAAGATACTACTCCTCAAGTAGGTACTCTTATGGAAGTTGCACAAGCTAATACTGATAATCCTAATCTATTATCTGTTGTATCTGCATTAGAAGCAGCAGGTGTTAAACTTAGTCCTGATATTGAAACAGTAGGTGAAAAAGGTAGATTTGCAGGAATAGTTGCCGGTGGTAATACTATTACTCTTAGTAATCGTTTCGATAGTCTTGCTCCTGAACGTAGAGTACTTACTCTTATACATGAAGGTGTACATTATCTACTTAATGATGAACGTGCTAATATAGAACAATCATTTGGAGACTTATATGATAAGTTTGCTAGCTTTATTAATCAGGATGCAGCATTAGTAAAAGAATACGGAGAGTTCTTGAATAGTGGTAAACCTAGAGCTGTTGCTATTGAAGAGTTTGTAGTTGAAGCTATTACTAATCGTACATTCGCTAGATTACTTGCTAGAATTAAATATGATTCCAATCCTACTACTGAATCAAATAATTTATTTACTAAAATAGTTGATGCTTTAGTAGAATTAATAGGTAAGATAGGAGAGATAGATAATACATTACTTGGAGAAGTTCGTAATCGTTTATCTACTATTGGATTAGAAACTGCTGATACTGCTAGTACTTCTACTGTTACTCACGACGATACTTTTGATAGAGCAGAGGAAGATGCTAGTGTTCCTACTGATGATATATTTGATATTCCTGATATAGACCTAGACTTAGATAGTAGTATAAGTGATAACTACCGACAAGTCGATAACTTCGATAGTTTAATTGAGGGATTGAATATTCGACAGAAAGCTATTGTGAGCCGTTTGTTTGACACTGGTGAGCTTAGTTTTGTATGTAGCTAAGTAAGATAAGCCTAGAGATGAAAGTCCGGCAGAGAGCCTTAGAATGAGCCATTTTAAGCGCATCTGCCGGACTTTTATTATGTCCCTACCTTACTATCACGAACGTATATAAAATGCGAATTTCGGCAGAATTTTGCGGTCTACGGGCGTTCGGTAGCCTTCGGAACGTGTGGTTTCAGACTATTTGATAAATATATTTGATAGTATTGATAATAATGCTATCTTTGGTATTGTTAGTAATCATTTAATTAATAATATAAAGTATATGAGTTGTATTCCTAGTAATCCTAAATTAGATAAGCTATTGCCGCTTACTAATAATGATGTTAGAAAATCTACTGAATACTTAGCTACTATCGAAGACAATAGTTTTCGTGAATGGTATAAGGAAAAGACTGGTAGAGATTTTAATGATGAGAGTATTGATAATAATACTGTTAATGCTATTATAGCATATAATAACAGGGAAACTATTAATACTCAAGATTATGTTCAGAATGTTCGTACTTCACGAACTGGTGTATTTGGTAATGATATAGCAAAGGAAGACCATGCTATTAATATCCTTAGTACTATTTATTTAAAGAGTCAAGGAAGTATTCGTAAAGCTCTTGCTAATAAGAAACGTAAAGGTGAAGAAGGAATTATAAAGGATAAAGCTGGTAATGAGTTAAGTCCTCAAGCTGCTGTAAAGTTAACTATGATTACTTATCTTAATCGACATTTAAAAGAGAATGATAAGGAACTTACTCAAGAACAAAAGAGTTATATCGGTACTATTATTCGTAATCTTTATGATGGTGGTAATTATAACCGCAATGAGTTATTTGATATTGTTATTAATTCACCCGAAGTTATTAGTCTTAGTAAAGAATTTGGCATAGATACTAATGAAGATTATGAAGTAGGTGAAGATGTTAAAGAAGATAGTGAACAAAACTCTCGTCAAGATGACCAAGAGAGTATTGCAGCTCTTCGTGCTGATTGGTCTGAACTAGCTGACCAAAGAAAGAATATAGATAAGAATATTAGTAAAGAAGTAAAAGAATGGTTTGCTCGTTTACCTAAAACAAATAGTAATGCGTTTATAAATGAGAAGCCTGATACTTCTAATAATACTTATTCAGGTATAGCTGAAAGTGCCAGTTTTGATAGTTCTTTTAAAGCTATAAATAACTATGGTAATTTCTCTAGTGTTGAAGCTATGGTAGAAAGTTTCCATACTATTGCTTCACGTTTTAAAGAAGTATCTCATTTAGAATATGCAGCTCGTCTATTAGAAGACGAAGCTAATGTTCAGATAAGAAATAAGATATATACTCAATTAAAACAGTCTATTTGGGAACGTAATGAAGTAGTATATAGTCAAGATGGTTCTAGTGTAGTTACTAAGAATCGTAATACTTTCCCTAAACTTAATCTGCAAAATAAGATACTCAATAGCTTTGATTCCCTTATTCATAATCCTTCTGTTATGACAGGAGACGTTGCTATATTAGAAGAACTTAAAAACCGATTATCCACACTAAACAATTCCAACATTAATGAAATACAAGAAATCACAGAACAAGTTTCTGCAATCTTTAATAAATATAACTTCGGCGTCGATAGGCAGGGTGTTGTTAACTACGTTCGTAACTTCGGTGATAACCAACTTTCTAATATCACTACTCTTATCAATGATTTGTTAGAATTTAATAAAGTAGTTGGTAAAGCTAGTAATCTATTAAAAATAGATAATGAAGCTCAACGTATTCATTATGCAGGAGAATATGCTAAGACTAAAGAAAATGAAGAATATGTAGTAACTCCTTTTGATAAGTCTCAATTACAATATAAAGGCGGTTATGCTAATAATATAGCTAATCGTATCTCTGATAGATTTAAAGATTATCAGATGGTAAACTCTGAATTTAATAGTATTAATGCAGAGAATAATCTTGTTAGCGATATTCTAAAGAATAATTATATTAGTAAATTCTTTGAAAGAATTAACGATAATCGTTATAATGATAATCCTACTGATAATAAAGAACTTCGTGATTATCTTATTCAATTTACTAATATTCCTCAATATCGATATAGTAATATTCTTATTGAGAAAACTCTATCTAATGGTAAAGTAGTTCCCGGTTTACTTCGTCTTACTGATACTGGTTATGAACTAACTGAATATTATCGTGAATTTGGTGCACAATTATATAATGGAGTTAGTAATGAAGTAACAGGTAAAGCTAAGTCTTATAAAGATATTAACGCTCTTGAATGGGATATTATAACTTTGAATGAATACGCTAATAACGGAGATAATTATGAGATGACTAATGGAGTTAAGAAATCTAAGTTCTTTACTCAAACTCCTTCTGATGCACCTAAGACTTTCGTATTCAATAGTTATAAGTTAGATATTGATGGCTTATTTAATAAAACTTATAAAGGTAGAACTTATAAAGGACAATTAACATCTCTTCCTAATAATGGAATATTTGTATTTGGTAGTAATCCTTTAGGAATAAATGGAAATCCAAATAAAGGTACTGGTGGAGCAGCTTTGTCAGCTTATAAATATTTTGGAGTTAAACAAGGAGAAAAAATGGATAATAAATTATCTGATAGTGGTAAGGCCTATGGGCTTACTACTGTTAATGCTCCGAAAGTCCCAAAAACAGACAATGAAATAAGAGCTAATATATTAAAACTGTATGATTATGCTAGACAAAATCCAACAAAGGATTTCTATATAGCATATACAGGAAGTTCTGATAAATCTAATCTTAATGGAAGAACTAATAGAGAATTAGCAGAATTATTTAAAGGAGAGATTCCTAATAATATAATATTTGAAGAAGAATTTAATTCGTTGGTTAGAGATAATATTCATAATACTTATATTAATCATGGACATCCAATATATGTAGCTTATGCTAACATTTATGCTAAAGAATTAGCAGAAATGGCACAAGCTATTAACTTCTTATTTGAGACAACTGTTGAGAATGGAGTAGTAACTATTGTATCTGATGAAAACGGTAAACCTAAGATAAAAGAAGAGTTTAAAGATTTACGTAAATCCGAAGCTAGACTTAATTATCATTATCGTAAAAGTATTCTTGATGCAAACGGTATTCCTACCGGTAATGTATTTAAGTTTAGAAGTCTACTTATTGATAAAGTTAAGAATCTTAAGAATTATAATAGTGAGACAGCTAAAACGGTAGATATGAATTGGCTGTTCGAGGATGGTGACGTATTCTCACTCCTTTATGGGGGAAACAATAGTGAAATATCGCTAATACAAGACGAGAACGGAGAATATAATATTAGACTTACTGGTGGACTTCGTAATTCAGTTTATAATTATATAGATAATTATATTAATTATAGAATACAAGAAGCTATTGCTAAATATAGTTCTGATAAAGAGTTTGTAGATAAGTATAAGAATGCTAGTCAAGAATCATTTAATTCCTTCATTGCTGAAATGGTTCTTAACTATGAGATTCAATATAATAATCTAAATGATATGTTCTTTGGAGATGAAGCATATTATAAAGATTCTCGTGATACAATTAAACGTAACAAAGAATATCAAGCCGGAGGATTAGCTTATGCAGGATATGACTTATACAATGTACAGAAGCATTTAGGAGATATAGTAGTTTCTCCTAATAAGACTATTAGTGTAGATAGTAGTTTTAAATATATTACTCTTGAAGATGTTCAGAGTAGTGGTGGAGTTATTGCAGATTTAAAGAAGCAATTAAAAATAGCTAATGTATCTAAAGAGACAGAAGCGTTTATACTTAAACAGTTTGCTAAAGATAAGTCAGAAGTAACCGATGCTCAATCGTTTATAACATTAGATGAATTTGTTCGTAGAATGTATCTACGTGGCGAGTATGATAATTATAAAGACTTAATTGAAGCTCTTTATGACGAAAGCAAACCTATTGATAATGTTAAGTTAGGAGAGTTATCTAAAAAGATACAAGTTCAGAAGAACTTCTATTATGATTTAGAAGTAGATAATGATGCTAAATTAGCTAATCCTATTCAGATTAAAAATGCTGAATTTGTACTTATACCTAGATTCTTAGGTAATAGTGAACTTGGTTTACTTGCTAAATATATGACTGATAATAATATTGGTCAGGTAAACTTTACTACTACCGAAAAAGCTACTACTAATAGAGTATTAGAGTTTTGGGATTCTCATGGGAAATTCCCCTCTAAAAAGAAGTTAGAGATGTTTACTTCTGATATTCAAACTAAGTATAAAACTGGTTGGTATTCTAATCTTTATACACAGCAAGATATTCCTCAACACATGGACGGTGAGAATAAAGCTGGATTACAGATTGTAAAGAAGCTAATAGATAATATTGGTAATACTCCCGAAGGACAAGCTCTTATTAAAGACTTCTTTGATAACTTTACAGCTAATATTCAAGATAGTTTCAAAGATGCTGCTTCTCGTATTGGAGTTAGTATTGATGCTAAAGGAAACGTAGTATATGAAGATGGTAAAGCTAAGATTGATAATAATCAGTTTATAGCACTTATTAAAGACGAACTAACTCGTAGAGGATTAGATAGTAATTATCGTAAATATGCTGAAATTAATCCTGAAACTGGTATGCCTTATATGCCAGCATGGACTAATCTAGTTCGTAGTAAGATAGAGAATATTGTAAATAGTATATTTACTAATCGTATTACTCGACAAGTACTTCCGGGATTTCATGCTAGTCAAGTATCAGATATTGGTATGACTTCATTGTCAGGACGTACTGATTTACGTGATTTAATGCAGTCAAAAGTAGAAGAGAAACATGGATATAATCTAGGTCGTAAACTTACTTATCATAAAGATGGAAACCAAGAAGTAGAAATACTGTTACCTAAATGGATGGTTAAAGGTTACAATACTTATGATAATGAAGGTAACTTAGTACATGAAGTAACTATTGAAGATTTACAAGCTGCTGGATTAGATACTATGATTGGTTATCGTATTCCAACAGAAGGTAAACAATCAGTTGCTGTTATGAAAGTAGTAGGTTTATTAGATGAATCTCAAGGTTCTACTATTGTAGTTCCTGATGAATGGGTATTACAAACTGGTGCTGACTTCGATATTGATAGTATCTACGGTATTTATCATACTGCTTATTTTGATGAAAATGGTAAACCTCATAAAGTAGAATATATCGAAGGAGAAGATGATGCTGCTGTTGAAAGAAGATATAACAATTATCTATTTAGTAATCTAACTAAAGAAAATATTCAAGATGCTAGAGATATTGCAATAGGTTTAAGTCAAGAAGGACTTAGTTATGCAGATGCTTATAAATCAGCTATTACTAAATATGCTGAACAATCAGGACTTTATTCTAAAGAAGAATTTAGTCGATTAACAGTAGCTCAACAGAATACTCGTGATGCTCGTAACAATAAGATAGTAGATACATTTATTAATATAATGAATCTACCAGTATCTATTGGTGAGAACTTATCGTCTAGTAACTTCGAAGATATTAAAGCTGCAAAGAGTAATATCTTTGAAGGTTTATCAGAAACTTATCGTAATATTAATTCAGTAATTGCTCAAAATTGGTATCGTGATGCTAATATGTCCGGTGCGCGTCTTAAAGCTATTTCTGTTAATCGTGACAACTTCGCCTCTATTAGTAATAAAGCTAAGACTATTATTGATGGTGCTCACGGTGGTTTTAGGTTTGTATATACATATAATACAGAGAAAGAAGCCAAAGACGCTCAATCAAAATTAAGAAAACGTTTTAGAGACGTAACTAGAAAAGGTAAAGAAGTAATGGTAGACCATAATCAGTTAGGTTGGAGTTATGATAATCTTAATATAGATAATCGTTTAATTACTCCTTATTCTTCTGAAACTACTGCACTTATTCTCGATGGTGTAAAAGAAGGCGGTGTGCCTAATGTTGATTTATATACTTTTGATGTATATAAGTCTATTGTTGATTGTGGTGCTAATTATGAAACTTCTATCTTATTCGTTAATCAACCTGTAATAACCGAACTTATTGCTAGACAAAATGCTAACGATAATGTATTTGGTGAAACTGGATTTAATCCACTTATAGGATTAAGACGAGATATGTATATAAGATTAGCTAGAACTGTTGGTATTCCGGCTAATAGTATTACTAAGAAAACTCGTCTTAAAGATGTTAAAGCGATGCTTGAAGCTAGAGGAGTAACTATTAATGAAGACGAATTACTCGAAGAAGGAATACGAATAACTGAATTAAGAGAACATCTTAAAGATGATGTAGAAAGTACTAGTTATAATAATACTGATAATCTTATATATCAAATTAAAGCATTAAGAGCATTTGAATATTTCAAAGAGATAGGTGACCAAATCAATGCTAATATGATGGTTATTACTAGTGATAAGTTTGGTGCTGGTAAATCTGCTAATGAAATTGATAATGTAATTAATCGTATTACTGATATTAAGAATAATAATATTACTCGTGGTAAAAAGGGAGAACCTATTCTTAAAGCAGTTACAGAAGAAGGTAATAAATATCTTATAGATGCTATTTACCCTAAAATTAGTTTCAATACAATTAATGATATTAATCAGGATGATTCAGAATCAGCATATCCTTCTTTGTATTATCAATTAAAGTATAGTTGTATAGCTACTGAAAAGATTATTCGCGATAGTGAAATATTCAAAACTCAAACTCCACAATTCCGTGAATTAGTTAGTAAGTTCGATATTCGTAATTTACAAACTATTCAACAGTTAGAGAGTTTTATAATTAATATGAGCCAAGCACAATCTGGTTTTGTTAATACTAATAGATTTATAACTAAGAGCGATAATGAATTTATTCCTAGCTATAATCTAAATCTTATTAGTAGTCAACAGAATACTCGTGCTAGATTATATGGTTATACTGATATAGTAGGTAGCTTCAATATGTCTGATATGTCTGAAAAGAATGTAGAAGCATTTATGAAATTATCTCCTGCCAATAAAGTAGCGTTGATTCAAAGATATACTTCTGATAATAATCTATTTAAGAATCTCAATGTTGAATATAGAGGACTTCGTAATAGTTATGATAGAATCTCTATTGTTGATAGTACTATATCTACTGAATCTCAATATCAGATGTTTCGTAATGCTTGGCATAGTAATAATCCATTTATTAAACTTGCTGCTATGGATTTAGTAAGATATTCTATGGTAGTAGAAGGTTATAAATTTAAAGGTGGAACAATTAGTAAGATTATTCCTGTTGAACTTCTATATGGACAAGATACTGGTATTGATTCTAATAATGGAGTTTCTAGTACTACTAATATTATTAATGATGCAGATAAAGCTATTAATAGTATGATTCAGTATGGTAGCGAAACTGGAACTTATGAAAGAGCTAGTAATGATGATAAAGCAATAGAGAAACTACGCGACTTATTCTTTAGGACTAATCCTAATAATCCTGACGTACTTACATTTGAGAATAAGAAATATAAAGAATCTAATAAGATAACTTTTAATAGACTTGGTGTAGGTATGCTTTCTTTTAAAGAAGCAAAAGAACGTGGAATGATTACTGGTAGTGAAGATAATCGTAGATACCGTCATTATGCTAAAACTAATGATAATAACAAAACTCTAAGATTATATAAATTAGTATATGATAGAGATGTTGTATATATGCTTCCTACTAATCCATTGGAACAGAATGAAATCGGAGAAGTTAGTGTTAATCCTGATAATAATAGAATATTTCTTCCATTAGATATATTAGAAGAAGTTTCTGTTAATCAATATGACCCTGCATTTATTAGTTCTGTTAATATTGCTATGAACTCTGATATTCGTAAATTTGTAGTTCTTCCTAAAGCATTTGAAGCTGGTGCTAATTTATTAATAGAAGAAGCATTTCCTAATAGTACTGTCTTAACTTCCCCCATAAAGGAGCAACAAGTTGATACTTCTCGTAGATACATTATTGCTGTTACTGATAATCAGGTCATACTAGATACTATTGAATCTCTTGAAGCTGCTGGTATTACTAATTATGTTGTTGTAGCTCCTAATATGAATTACGGTAATATTCGTAAACTTATTAATGACCGTAATAACACTGATATTGCAGCTATGAGATTACAATCAGCTATGACTAAATTAGATGCTAACGAAGTTCAACTTAGAAAGAAGAAATCAGATAATTCTGAATCTCCTTATTATGCACAACTTAAAGCTAGTATTAATCAGACTATAAATGATGTAAATGTTAACGGTGTTGGATTTGTTCCTGTTCTACAAACAGTTGTAGATAATACAGGTTTTAGAGCAGGTGGTTACTTTAGATATGAAAAAGAAGGAGAAGTTTACATTGTTACTAATTTAGGCAGATTAACTACTAAATTAGTTAACCTTACTCCTGATTATATGTATAGTAAGAAAGTAACTATCAATAGTATTGCTCAATTACAATTCCCTAGACGTAATGCTATTACTCAAGTAGTTAAAGAAAATGCTAGATTAGATAAGTTTGCTAATAATAATATTATTCGTGTTCAGACAGAATCAGATTTCATTAATGAGGATATACTTGAATCTGCATTAGTAGATAACGATAGAGAAATCAATGATTATATTTCTCGTGTCATTGAAAGTGTTGAACGCAGTAATGCTAATGTTGAAGAAGCAGCTCTTAATGATGCGTTTCGTTCATTTGCAGCTATTGATTTACGTTCTAATACAGCTACTAAGTTAAATGATAATTTACGCGAACAAGCATTGAAGATTATCAATGGTTATACTAATAGACGTATTGATGATTTCTTATTTGATATTCATAATTTCTATACTACTTATGTTGTTAATTCTGATGGTACTTATGAATTAGATGAAAACGGTAATAAGATAGTTAAAGAGAAATGGAGTATAACTAATAAGAAGTTATTCGACCGTATGTTAGAAGATGAAACATTACGTACTCGTTATGAAATGTTCTTAGATGATATTAATAGATTCGTAGAAGATTACGCTATTATTGAAGCTATTCAACCATACGATATTGACGAAGCTCATAATCTAAGTGAAACAGAAGAAGAGATAGAAGGTCTACGTAGAACTAATGATATGCTTAAACAGATTAAGGATAAGTTCAAACGTATTAAAGATTTGGATAATGTAGTTAAACGTAGTACTAAAATGTACTTCGATAGTTATATTACTACTCTTTCTAGTGACCCACGTGTACAATCTAATATGCTTAGTATTACAGAAGCATTTGAAGATGAAAACTTCTTCCAGTTTTGGTTAGCTGATAGTCAAGAGACACATATACCAATAGTTCAGATAGTTCTAAAACAAATGATGAATCAGTTAAGAGCTAGTGAGATAGATGCTAGAAATAAAAAGATAGCATTTACTTCGGCAATATCGTCTATCATTAAGGACGCAAAAAACAACGGTATAGACGTGTCTCTGAACGATATTTTGGACGAAAATGGCAACCTTTTGCTGCCGTATAATGAATCGTTCACCGACAAATTAAGGTCGCTAAAAGAGGCTGTAAAGCTCGCACAAATCGAAGACCCAAACGGTCGGGACGGGCTTATATATAAGAAAGCTAAAGACGAATTAGAGAAGTTCTTAATAGATAATGTAGAGCGTGAATACGTCAAAGAGATGTATCAAGAATACTATAACATGAATCAGTTACTTAATAAGTATCCTGAAACTTATGTTAAGTTGATGAAACTATTGCATGAAGAAGGAGATATATTAAGTACAATGATTGATAATGATTATAGTACTCTGACTGTTCAGAATGAAAGACGTCTTGGAGAGATTAGAGGAGAACTTACTGAAATGCGTGCTACTATTGATGTTGATGGTAACTATAAAGAGAATTATTATGAAGCTAATGCAGTTAATAATTATCTATTAGCTCGTCGTCAACTTAATAATAAGTATAAAGAAAGTAAACCTAAAGATGCTTTTGTTATTCGTTATAAACAAGCTATTGAAGGTCTTCAATATCCGGAAACATCTGAAACTTATAAAGAATCGGCTGAATGGCTTAAAGCTAATACTGATTATAAGTTAAAAAGTCAATTCTTAGATGAATTAAAGAAGGCTTATATGGATACTCGTGCTGGTAATCCTTTTGATAGTTTTGTTCGTACTATGGCATACGGTAAGTATGATGAAACAGGAACTATTGATGGTACTAAGTTTACAGAAGTTCAAGTAGCTAACTTAAAGAAACATCAAGAACAAATGTTTGCTGCGGCAGTTGGTCGTGTTAAGCCAAATGAGACACAAGCTCAAGAATGGTTAGATAATCATGTAAGTTATGTCAATACTGTATATTATGAAGCTATGTATGTAGCTATGAATAAAATGGGTAAAGCAGTATTTGATAAATGGTACAATGATAATCATGTTCTTAATCCTATTACTAAAGAATACGAACCATTAGCTATTTGGAGACAAATGATAGTTAAGGATGAAGCCAATAATATGGAATATAGTCCTAAATATAAATGGTTAGAAACTAAAGTTAAGGATAAATATAAGAATCCTAACTACGATGAAGTTAAACTACAACCTTCTACTAATAAATATCGTAATGATAAATATTATGGAATGAATGTTTATCAACAGAAGTTATATAATGAAGTAGATAGTCTTCTTAATGAACTTGTTAAAGATAAACGTAGTCGTGCTTATATTAATCGTGGTTACTTACCTAATCAAGCTGTTGAACAACCACATCAAGGATTTACTGATTATTGGCAAGACTTCAAACGTAGTCATGGTTGGTACGATACTCCTAATAAATCTGATATAGAACTTAATTTATATAAAAGATTTAGTAATGCTCCTATGTTACATAGTTTATCAGAGATTAAACTTCTTCCTATTCGTGAGAAACAAGAAGGTGAAACTACTGATGAATATCTAGCTTATGTTCGTGAAACTCAAGCTAAGAATAATGAATTACGTAAACAAAGAGCACAGGAAAATGCAGAACGTAATAATCCTAATGTTCTTGAAAGACTTAACTCGTTTATTGATAGTATGTATAATTTTAATACTCGTAATGATATAGCTAGATTAGCTAAGATTACTAGTAATCAATTACGTAATATGGATATTATTAAGAGAAATCCTAATGATAAACTTATGGATAATAGACTACTTAGTAGAATTACTGGTAAACAAGAAATACGTACAGCTAAAAGTGACGATTCAAATATAGTTAAACACTTCGAGAATCAAGTTCGTAAGTTAGTATTTAATGAATTTGAAATGGATGAAGGTACTCGTTCTAAAGTATCTCGTGTTATGCGTAATATGGTATCTAGTAAGTTTATGATGTTAAACGTTACTGGTGGTATTGCCAACATATTATATGGTAAGACACAGATACAAATGGAAATGGCTGCCGGACAATTCTTTAAATACAAAGACTTCCGTAAAGGTGAGAACGAATGGATGCAGAATATAGGTAGTTATTTAGCAGATGCTTATAATGAAACTACTAATAACGAAACTAATGCTGTTATTAGATTATTCAATGTTATTGAATCTGATATGGTTACAGAACGTTATGGTAAAGGTAGTAATCCAATGGGTAAATTAGAGAATCTATTATTTATCCAACAGACAGCAGGTGAGCATTATATGCAGAACGCTACATTATTGGCTATGCTTCATTCTCATAGAGTTGTTACTGTTGATGGCAAGAACAAAGTAATGTCATTTGAACAGTTTGCTATGGGATTAAGAGAAGAAGCATTACTTAAAGTTCTTCGTAAGAATAATCCTGAATTAGTTAGTAAGTACGAAACATTTAGAGATAAAGTACTTGAATCTTATATTGAGAAAGAACGTTATGTTAAGTTTAAAGCTGATATAATAACTGATTTCTTACGTTCTGTTCCTAAAGAGATAAGAGAAGAGTTTAAAACTACTTATAAAGAAGATACTAAAGAAGAACAGAAGAAGTTTGAGAATCATCCTTCTTTTAGAGAAAGTCTTATATTGAAGAATGGTGTTGCCACTTTGAAACCTGATAGCGGTCTTACTAACGAAGATATTGCTGCTTTCCGTAATAAGGTTATATCTGTTAATCATCAGATACATGGTATCTATGATAAAATAGGTGCTAATCAATTACAGCAGTCTTGGTGGGGAGCGTTACTAATGCAGTTCCATAAACATTTAGTTCCCGGTTATCAAAAACGTTTTGGTTATCGTTTAGGTCACTTTGATGGTATATATAATGAAACTAGAGAATCTATTAGTAAAGGTACTTATGTTAGTCTAGGTGAATTTATAATCATGCCATTTAAGAAATACTACGAACTAAATAATAGTAATGAACTTCAAGCAGTTCGTACTCTTCAAGGTATTGCTAAAGGTTATGCAGATTTTGTAGCTAATCTTACTACTTATTATAATATTCTTCCTGAATATGATAAAGCTAATATTCGCAGATGTTTAGGTGAATGGATAGCTATTACTAAAGCAGTAGCATTATTTGTAGTTGGTAAACTAATGCTTGATGACGATGATGATTCTACACAAGTAGCAGATTATATCTTATATAGTGCTGACCGTTTAATGTCTGAAACTATTCAATATACTCCGTGGGGATTAGCTAATGAAGGTAAGAAACTATATAGTCAACCAGTAGCTGCATTAAGTATTGCTTCTGATAATCTCAAATTACTGGAAGCCTGTTGTAATTATATTATTACTGGTAATCCTGATGATTTATATTATAATTCAGGTACTTATTCAGGTGAGAATAAACTTAAAGTTAATATAATGAAACAGATACCATTGCTTAATCAGATTAATAAACATCAAAGACTTGGTGCTAATAATAGTTACTATAAAGTACGTAGTAGTCCTTTTAGTGGTCTAGGTCAAGTTGTTGCTAATATGATTACTGGCGAAGATGAAGAATAACTAACTTAAATATTACAACTCATGGTAGAAGCCGGATTGC